TTATCCCTATTATAGACAGAATACCTATTAATATGCCTATTAAACATAATACTAATGCTATATATAATAAAGCCATGCCAACACTCCTTTTTATTACAAAGTATTAACATGACTTCATTTTTATAAACATTTTTCTTACGCAATTGATTCAAATTACGCAGTTCGTAATATTTTTAAATTGCAAATTAGACTGTTTTATATTTATCTTTTGTATATAGCTTATTATTAGTTAGTTCTTTATCAGTTAAAGCCCTATTATAATATCTTATTTCTTTAAATTTATAGTCCCCAGTATTTGTCCCACAAAGTATAGCAGACCCAGGTGAATCTATAGTAGTTATATTAGCTGTTGAATATCCTATAGATGTACCATCTATAAACACCTCAACCTTTGTAGGCATAATTTTAAATGATATAGTAACAACATCATCATTAACATGGTTCGATAAATTATGTTTCTTTTCAAACCATGTATTTCCTATTTTTCCCCCTAAATTTCCATTCGCATATAAATATACTTTAGATGGCATTTGTGGGAATTTTGTAATTAATGTTGAAGTTGTTTTGATTTCTGATACCAATTTTATGCATACCTCAAGTGTATATTCTGTTTTATTTACATTCGTATTATCTTCTATTACTCCCAAGTTATTACTGTCCAATGAGTCAAACCTAAATCCATCTAAAGAGGAATTATTATTCGCTACTACAGCAATATCTTGCACTTCAGCCTTTGATTTAGGGAATTTTAAATTATCATTAGATACAGTGTCTTTAAAAATCAATGTTTGATTCGTAGAATCAATTTCTCTTGCACTATCCTCCATAAATAACCATCTTGATTGTAACCCTTCTGTTACAAGTCTATCTTTATCTTCAATTTTAGCAGATATAGTAATAGTATATGTAGCTTTTATACTTGAATTTGATACAGATGTAGCAGTAATAATTACATTTCCAGCAGTTTTAGTAGTAACTAAACCATTTTCATTTACAGTAGCTAAATCATCATTGCTTGAACTCCACGTAACAGATTTATTACTTGCATTTGCAGGTGATACAACGGCACTAAGTTGTATTGTATTACCTACTTCAGTTGTTGTATTACCAGTTATAGTTATAGAGGTCACATCAACTGAAGTTTTATTAAATAAAGTTTCAAACATATTATCCACATATGTGCATCTTTCATTTATAAAAGTTTGTATTTGTTCAAAACTTGTAATATCTTTACTAGGGATATCAGTCCATTTTTCACCATCTCTCGTATAATACTCATCTGGTAAATGGTTCTTAAATGTTGTAAACTCAGAAATTAAATTTGTATTTGATAATACACCTTGTCTTAATTCTCTATATCTAGCATATAGCTCGTTCGGGAATAATCTACATATTTTTTCAAATAATAAATTATATTTACCGCTATCTTTATTAGTAGCATATGTTTCGTAATCTTCGGGGCATCTATATGAAGAAGATACTAATTTACTACCATTCCAATATAATCCAAATGTAGAATCTAAATCGTATAGTGTATATATCCATGTATTACCTCCGTCATAGGAACATACTACTTGATTTTTGCCTAACCCATCTATATCACAACATAAATAACAGAATATATAATAGTCTAATAATGAATTAATGTTAAAATGTTGTGATAACTGACTTGTAAAAGTAGCATCATCGCTAGTTCTAACAAATGCCTCTGCAATTTTCCATTTATCAAGCACTCCATCTGTTCCTATTGAATCTCCCGGATATTCTTCTGACCAATGTTCATGTGTTGGTTCTGCTCTATATAAGCAATAGTCTGTAGGTACTTCACTACAAATTACTATTTCAGAATAATCTTTTTCTGTCATACCAAACATCCATCCATCTTTTGGGATATTCCAAGTATATAAACCTAAATATTCATTATTTAAATATATTTCAACAGGGAATCCATCTATAAAACCATAGTTAGGTGCATTTTTTAATTTTGCTGGTAAATTATTATAATCACTTCTAGTTTTTAACATTTTACCTGCTATTCTTGCAGATACAATGTTTCTTGCATGAGTTTTATCTATATAATTTGCTTTTAAAACAAATTTATTTTCATTTCCCCACTTTCTACTATCAGTATTTAATTGAACATTAATTTTTTGTTTTATAGATTTAGCACTATCTTCATAAAATTTTCCAGTATAATTCTTTTTGGGATAATTTAAAGATGAGTTACCTTGCCATTTTAATTCGGCATATCCATTACACACTAAATTATCAAAAGTTAGTTTTGATTGTACAGTAATTGGATTATCTTTTTTCATTGTATCCCAAACATCAGAAGTGAAGTCTATTCTTGGTATTGTATTTCCTATAGTAACTGCTAATGGATTTACTGGTCCATCTGCAGTACCATAAATTTTATTATAAATTTCTAATAATATTTCTTCTAATTTTACAGATTTAAATTTTCCACTTAATTTTTCTTTAGTACCTATGTTCGCAATATCTTTATATTGTGCAGCAACTTCATTTACTGCACCTTTAACATTTTTAGCAGTTGTAGTTAATTCCTCAGTACCTAAATCAGTTTTAATAGTATTTATATCAGTTTTTATTTCGGTATCATCATAAGATGTACCGCTTCCACCTGAATTTTGATGCGCTGCCTCTATACCATTTTCCATATTGTTTAACGCTTCTTTTGTAATTCTGTCTCCACTTTTCCATACTTTTTTATTATAAGACATTTTATCCCTCCTTATAAAAAAGAGGACCTATGAAGATCCTCTTAAATGATAATAAAAAAGAGAAGATTAATTTTCTATTAAATCTTCTCTGCCTTCTGCTACTAATATAATGTCTATTTGTTCTTTATATTTACTAAACTTACTCATAACCTTTGCATAACTAAGGTTACCTTTCATTATTTGTAATGCTAAATATCCAGCCATTCTTATTCACCTCCTTCTTCTCCAAATAATAAATCATTCAATGCAGTTTGAGTTAGTTCTAATTCTGATTTTAATTCTTCAACTTCCTTTTTTAGTTTTCCATTTTCTTCTTTTTCCTTATTTATTTCTATCAATGATTTTTCATGAAATATTTTCATTACTCATAGGCACCTCCAAATCCAAATATTGCAACTTCTCCATCATATCCTTGATTCTTTGTAACTGTTATTCTTATTTTGATTCCCCATTTGGAAGCAGTTTTACTTGTATTAGTAAATAAATAAGGTCTATTAAGCACTACCATAGTAGTTGCATCTTCCCATTTAGGATTAGAGTCAAATCCATTGTTACATACTTCTACTTTTCCAACTCCTCCAGTTGTGGTCCATTGAGGGGATACTAATATCTTTGTTGCTTTTGCATCTGTTTCTATTGCATTTTTCATAACTATTTGTAGTTTTGTTATTTTTCTGGAAAATGTAATAGTCTTTGAACTACTTCCACCAAGAGCATCACTTGCTATTATTTCTACTGTATTTGTATTAGACCCACAAGTAAGCCAGAACGTATCAGTTATTCCTATTGTATAATTTGTATTTGAAGTTGCACTAAATTGGTTTATTACTTCACCATTCAATTTTTCAGTTACAGTTATTGCATCTCCTTCATTATCTTTAACTGTATAAGTAATACTAGGTTTAGTTGTTAACTCTCCTAAGTCTGCTTGCCCTGTATAAGTTATAAATGGTGCTGAATTAGTCTTTACAAATGTATATCTTCTATATGTAGTAGCACTTCCGTCGGTAACTTCTATTTCAATTGTATTAGTTGTTCCCATAATCAAGGAAGCAAATAATTCCTCGCTAATAATTAATGATAATACACTGCCTTTAACAGGATTTTTTAATGTTCTTATGATTCTTCCATTTAACTTTTCAGTTACAGTTAACTCATCTGCTACATCATTATCATTTACTGAATAAGTAATACTGAAATTACTTGTTTTGTCTTTTAAATTTTCATCTTTTCCACTGATAGTAGGAGTGGAATTAATAAGTTTTAATATTGGAATATAACCCGCTGCCGTACTTGATGCACCTATGTCTTGATAATTATAGTTACCGAAATAATCTGTATCATTTGGCTCCGGATTTGCAGCTGTATAATGCATCCATCCATCAAGCATTTTATCGAAATAACACATGTATACAGCATCTTCTGATATATGACCATAACTTATTACCCAGTGCTGAGTAGTGCAAGTATAAGCTTCTACAGATTGACCTGTATTATAAGCAAAATCTATTTGTCGTGAAATACTAATAGGGACTTGTTCTTCAATCTGTTCTCTAGTTAAAAGTATAAGTTGATATGTTTTTCCACCTATATTCATATTTTTATTTAAAACTCTTTGTAATTGATTATAGCTTCCTACCTTTAAAATAGAAGGACATATATATATTTTACCAATATCTATATTAGCTTCTATCCAAGTCCATTTATTATCTTCATCTAATGCATCTACAAAATTAAAATTATCGTAATCAATACCATTATACCCATTTTTATATATTTCAATTGTACTTTTTTGTCTATATGTATTCCCCCTGCTTGATAGCATCCCAAATTTAACTATATCACCATTAGCCATTCAATCACCTTCTTTCTAATAATAGATTTTTCCTAAAATTGGGCTATAAATGCCATCAACAACATTAATATCATCTAGAGTAGTTAAATCTTCTAAGAAATTGTTATGCGGCATATTATTTATAAGATTATCTTCTAATACTTTTACTTTTGTTTGCATATTTTTTACAGCTGTCTCCATTACAATCATTTCACTATGTGCTGATTCTATGCCATCTTCCATATGATTCATAAGTCTAGCACAATACAAAGTACCAACTTGTAATACTTCTCCTGTATCAACATCTTCTATATGGTCTATCCATTCATTCTTTGTATATATACTCATTTTTTACACCTCCGTAAATTCATGCTTAAATGCTATATACAATGCCTTATCAGTAGTTCTTTCATAGACTTTCTTGTCTTGTGCTACTATATCCCCATCTTTATCTATTACCCTTATATTTGCAATTTTTCCTTTGTAATTCTCATCAAAGAATACATAAGCACAAGCAGTATTTCCTATTACTTTTTTAGAAAAAAAATCTATTTCTTTTTCTTCTCCATCAAGTGTATATTTAACATTTTTCAGTTTGCTAATATAATAATTTGCTAATTTATTAAGTGCCTTATCTGTAAGAGTTCTCAAGTTTATCACCTCCTAATGTGATATAGCGTTATTGCTGACATTTAATGTTATACTCTTTGAAACACCGCTCTTAGAAGTTGCTGTGATAGTAGCTGAACCACTTGAACTAGCTGCAACACAAAATCCACTATGAACAGTAATAACACTTTCATTATTTGATTTCCAGCTTAAAGCTTTGTTGATACAGTTATCATTAAACGTTGCTCTAACTACGCAATTATTTTCATTGAAATCTGTTGCTTGAATTGTGAAATCACTACTATTAAGTACTACATTTTCTGTACTTAAAGGATAATATTTAACCCAGTCAACATATTGTGTTATTTCAGTTGTATCACTATCAGGAGTACCACCACTAGCTCCTATCGCTTGGTTAAGTAAAATATAATGTGGTATATGGAAGGCTCTATTATCAGTAGCATTTGTTCTTGATAATTCATTTCCATCAATAGAGAAAATTAATGTACCATCCGTTTTCCATTCCATTGCAAATATATGCCAATCACCAGTTGTATAATTATCATACCATACACGACCACTTTCTTCCCTTTGATTGAAGAATGTTCCGCAAGTTAATTTTTTATTATAAAATTCAACTATATCAAATTCTCCACAATACGCCCACCATTCGCCCAAAGTATCCGGGTTACCATTTTCTTTATATCCAAATTCAAAACTATCTCCTAAAGTCCAAAATGCTCCAAATGCTCCATTTAAGTTGCATAATTTAACACGTGCCTCTATTTTCCCATACATAAATGCAAAATGACCTTTTGATATAATAGAAGATGAAGTCCAATTCCCACTACTATCTTTTAAACCCCTTAAAGCTAATACACCATCGTTGACTTCAGCGTTTGTATTTGTATATCTTTGAGTTTCATTATTTCTTACATATCCTAATTCATATCCCCATTTATTAGAATCTATTGTGTTGCTTGAGAAATCATCTATAACGTAAGCTCCATCGCTATCTAGCAAAGCACTTGTACTAGAAGATGATTTAGTTAGTGTTCCTGTTACCAATGTTCCATCACTTGTACCACATATTCTAATATATGAAGCATTTGCTGGGACATTAAATGTTGTTGATAATGAACCAACTGACCAATCCGATGTATTGTTTTCTATATATCCTCCTGAGTCATTACCTAAATAAGTATCACTACTATTATAGAAACATACACAAACATAACTCACAGGATTTAAATCAAGTGTATATTTTCCGGATGGAGTTACTGCTATTTTATTAACTGTACTATAGTATTTTCCATCTGTAGTATCTGTAACTACCCCATTATCTAATTTTTTATACTGAGTGAAAGTTAATCCACTATTATCTACTAAAGTAACTGTGAATACATTACTTGTCTTAGTAGTTCCGCTTGCAGTTGTTACTCTTATAACCATACTATATGTTCCAGCACTACCTTGGTTGTCATGCTTGAATTTGTAATTTGTTCCATTTACTACAACATCACTTGTTTTATCGTAGAATGTATTTCCACCATCCCATGATACTTCATGTTTTACTACTTCTACATTAGTATTATATTCTATATAGAATTCTGTTTGAGCAGGTTGTGTTATGTTTGCTATATTACTTATAGTTAGTGTTTCGGTAGCACTTATAGATATAATTAAATCTCCAGTAACTTTAGATATGTTTATTTCATTATTATTAAAAGCAGTAGAAGTTATATCAACTCCACCCATAGTTATGCTTATTGAAGTTATTCCATACCCACTATTGGCAGTTATAGTAGCAGAGTAACTATTCCCATAATCTATTTGTATTGCAGAGTTACTATTACTTACATTAGTTAATTTATTAGTTATACTAAATTTGATTATTGTAGCAGTTATATTCCCATTATCATCCTCAGATAATGTATATTTTTTATTATCAAGTGTCAATATTTTTCCAGTAACCTTTCCACTTATCAAGCTTATATTAGTAGCCATTGTTTGAAACGTATCTGTATTACTTGTTGCTACCCCTTTGCCAGTAATAGCTTGAGCAATTAAAGTTTTACCATTACTGGCATATTGAAAAACCTCATTTATTGCACCTTTTAAATCTTTTGCTAATGTAGATAACGTTCCAGATCCTATTATATTTTTTATTTCTGTGTCATCATAATTATGCAGATTCTGCAATTTTTGATGCGCTTCATATATCCCGTTTTCAATATTATTAATATCTTCTTGTTTCATAATATCGCCGGTTTTCCATATTTTCTTTTTATATGCCATATATTCACCTTCTTTCAGTTATAAAATTTTGCTATATCCTATCTTTAATTCGCCTATTTTAGAACTTATACTTTCTGTTTCTGTTACAATAGCATAATCAGCAAAAGCATAATCAACAATATTGCTTGTATTTTCATCCCCTACGATAGCATAATCAACAAAAGCATAATCAACAATATTATTTTTACTTGGATTATGTATTAATTCAAATTCCTCTTTTGACATTTTTATTATATTTTTATATAGTCCACAAATAGGTAAATTGCTATATCCATCATAAGTTCTTGCTTGTATTACTTTTCCTATATTGCCATATCCATCTGAATAAGGTTTCCACCAAGTACCAACTCTAAATGTATTGCACTCCGGCAACTTAGATAATGCTATTCTCTGATTGCTATTAATTACTACTGTTCCCTTTGAAGCAAAAGTAAATGAATAATTCAAATGAGCTGGTTTATATAGTTCAATTGCATTAATAAGGTCTGAAAAATTACTACTTTTAAATTTTGCATTTTCTAAAGTGATATTAAAAATGTAATGTGCATTATCTTCTTCAACTGTTACATTTTCAACATCAAAAAAGGAGTATGCAAGTTGCTTTACTACTTCGATAGTAGTTGTTTTGCTACCCCTCATTTTAGTTAAAATTATACTTCTTCTTTCTTCATATGTTTTTCCTATGCCTCGTGGTAAATATAACATATTTTCCCAATAATCTAATCCCCAAGTTGCAGTTAAAACATACATTTGTCTTAATACATCTTCTATTTCTTCAACTAATATATCTCTTTCTTTTTGTTCAGCTTCTATAATAGGTCTAGTATATCCATTGTCATAAAAATAAGGTAGTTTATCGATTAAATCCAACTAAACCACCTCGCTCACCGAAATTGTAATTGCATCTATAACAGGAATAAAATAATCTCCAACAGGTATATTTTCTTGTTTATTATTTATTGTATATACTACTATATCATCTACTGCTCCCAAATCACCAACTACTGATAATGCTTTGTAATATATAATATCTTCATCTTCCAAATTATTCACATAATCTGATAAGACTGTTGATATTTGTTCCTTTGTATCATCTAACGAATAAGCACTATCTAGTTTTATTTTAATATCAAATGTTAATTTTAATAACTGTGGAGTATCAACTGTTACAGTTGCTCCTATTGGTCTTTTTTCTTCTATATATGATATAACTGTATTTACAGTTTCTTCACTGCATGGAAGATTGTCATTACCTATAATAAGCACTTTTACTGTTCCATTGCCATTCCAAAGAGGATATACTTTCACTCTTCCTACTCCATCACACTCTAATGCCCACGCTTTATAATCATTAACATTTCCTGATGTCCTTGGATTTTGAATTATATATTTAAACCTTTCCTTAAGTTCTTCATCTGTTTCAGCATCTACACCATTTTCAAATGCACTTTCATTTATTAACGAAGTAACTCCAGTGATAGGTTCTACTAATTCAAAAGTGGACCCAGCTGGTAAATTATATTTATATCCTATTTCTGTCGCTTCTACGTATAGAGTATCTTCATTTGGCAAAAGTATATCATTTAATACTATATATTCTAATCCATTAGATGTAATTATTGTACTGTTGCCTATAAATGTATCATCTAATCCTGTTACCTTTATGGCACCAGTTGCCTTTTCTCCATCTTTTCTGTATACTCCAAATTCATTAACCCTTTTGTCTAAATAATCATCGAAGGTATCTTCTATAAATGCTAAATTAAGTATATCGCCCATAGAAATATAAGCTTTCGCTAATTCCTCAGCTAATGGTGCTAATAAGTTAAATGATACTGAACCTTCTCTAGTATCTAAATTATTAGCACTTGTATTTTCCAAAATTCTTTCAATTAAGGCTTCATATGTTTGCTCGCTAAACAACAAAATTCACCTCCAATTCTTCATAAATTGTTATTGCTCTCATATCTACTTGTAATGTATCTCCATCAAAATCTACTTCAAGTTTATTTATTTCTAATATATAAGGATTTATCAATAATGCTTCTTCTATATATCTAGTAACCTCCATTTTAGTAAGTTCAGGAGTATAATTTTGTCCTAGCAATGTATCTATTTCACATCCAAAATCCCATGAATATATTGAAAAATAATATCTAAATGTTTTTATAGCGTGCCATATCCATACACATATAGCTTCATTTTCCTCTACTATCTTAAATTCATTGTTAATGACAAGAGGATGTTCATTCTTGAAATCCCATGCTATTTCTCTATACAAAGGCAATGTGTCATCTTCTTCTAATTCTATGTCTGATACACTTTCAGTAATGTAGTCAATAAAGGGATAAAAACTATCATTGTATTCTTCATCCATCTATACTCACCACCTTTGATATAATATAAAAAATATCATCTTCTCTAAGCATTACAACTTTATCACCAATATTCAGCTTGTTTACATAATCTTTAGATTTATGAGAGTGTCCTCCTCCTGTATGAGTATGCGTTCCATCTCCTCCACCTTCTCCCGTTGCATGGCCTCCACCACTATGAGTATGTTCTCCTTTTGTATATGTTTGTGTTTCCTTATGTCTATCTAAGAGCCATTTATCTATCATGAGATTATCTTTATCTAATTCTATTTCAGATGTTTTAATTATTAAATTTGGAAGAGGTGATACAACAATTCCTATATTCAATAATTTATTTTCTGTTATATTACTTTTAGAAGTTTCTTTAATTATAGATAGAAATTCATTGTAAGGATTTTTTTCCATTAGATCACCACCTTATATATGTCTTCTTGCCCATATAAATTTTGTTCCTCTGTAAGATAAGTATGATTTCAAATTAACTATCATGACTTTCTTATAACTATATGAAGCATGTATCATTTGCCCATTTCCTATATACATACCAACATGAGTTATTCCATTTGCTCTATCTGTTGAATAAGTATTAAAGTAAATTAAATCTCCAGCTTGTAATTGTGATGTGCTTGTTATCTTTTTACCTTGTTCGCCTTGTACATTAGAAGTTCTTTGCAATGTTATTCCTAATGCCGTTTTGTACACATAACGAGTAAATGATGAACAGTCAAATGATGTCGTAGAATTTATTGAAGCACCCCATACATAAGGTGTTCCAAGTTTAGCTTTTGCAACAGAGATTAATTTTTCCTGTTTTTTATTTAAAGGTAAATTTGAAGTAGCTGGGACTTCTTTGTATCCAGTTCCATCGCCTATTATGATATATCCATATTTTTTCCCAAATCTATTACATTCTGCTGCACTACTCATTAATATATCTATGTGGTATACTCCATTTACAACTTTTATTGCTTTACCTCTATCTGTAACTGTATAAGTTTTCCCGTCTATGAAGCTTCCAGTGCCACTTGGCTGTATTTTTGTATGGAATGGAATGCTTTTAGGTGCAGCGCATGTACGTTTGCTAGGATCTAATCTATTACCAAGAGAATCGTAAAATCCACCTTCCATTTTTGTATTAGCAGGATAATAAGCTGTAAATAGTGCTTTTACTTTTTTACCATTTAATACTTTTTTCCCATCATTGTAATTATTATCATTGTATGTTGTTTCTTGTTTTTCTTCATCTTCTCCTGCTTCAACTTCGTTCATTAAGTTTTTATAATTAAGATTAAGCGCTATTTTATATTCTCCATTTTCCCAAGTATGAGAGTCTGTATCTATATAAAATAGTCCTTTTAATCCTGTTGATGAGTCTGTAACAGTCACACCATATCCAGTAATACAAGTGGTATCTCCATATCCATCCAAAGATGCACTTCTTTCTCTATCGTTTAATTTTTTCTTTGCTTCTTTTCTAGCACTTTCTAAATCTATAACTGTAGTAGTTGTTGTTTGGTTATTGTCAGTTACATCTGTTGATGTATTTGAATTTGATATTTTTTTACCTCCAATAGTAACTTTTGAATACCAAGCATTTGCTTTATTTCCTCTGAGTGTATTTCCTCCACCTCTCTCAAAACAAGCGCCAAAATAATAACCAGCTTTATAAGCATCCGTTAACTTTATAAATTTGCTTACTCCTCCTACTTTGCTATTAAGTAATGATTTAGTTGTGCTATCTTCTCCATTTAATTCATCCCACATATGCTGTAATTGGAGATTTAAGTTTGCCCAGCTTACTCCTTTTTTAGTAGCTTTTCTTTTCAAGCTTGCTAATCTTACTCCTAACCATTGAAATAATCCACTTGCTCCTATACTATTAACAGAACTTGTATTGAATGAGCTTTCACATTCTGCATTAGCTACTATAGATGCTGCAACTTGTGGAGTGCAACCTTTGCCTATACAGAAATCAAATATAGATTTTGCTATTGAATTAGTAGTATTTAATGAAAAAGAGTTGTTTTTAGTAGTTGAAGATGTAGAAGCGGAAACTGCCATTGTTGATATTTCAGATGTTGCTGATTGTGTAGTTTCTGATGTTTGGCTTTCAGCTTTTACAACTTCTTGAAATAATCCATACAAATCTATTGAATTACTATTCTTTTCTTCTCCTATTTTATTTCCTGAGTCATCTACTATAATTACTCTATTTACTACATTCTCTATACTAGATTTATAAGTTGTTGATATTATATTTTCTTTTTCTTTGAATTGAACATCTAACTTTATATCTCCTTTTAGGGCTGTGCATATCTCACCTTCCTTAGCATAGCACATATATTCTTTGCCATTACTAGCATGAGAATTTGTATAAGCACTCATTATAGTGTCATACATGCTTACTCCTATAAATACTTTGCTCCATGAAACACCATCACTTACAATGCTTCCTTTTTTAAGTCCATATTTTGAATAATCATCTAGCATTTGAGTAGTTATTTGACTAGCAGTCTTGTTCTTGAAGTTGTAATTAACTTTAATATTAACTAGTTTTTGTGCATGGTCATAAGCCATGTAGCTTGTAGTATCAGTAGTTTTTTCTATACTGTATATAAATCCTCTGAACAATTCTTTTTTATTCTCATAAAAAAATACCATGTAGCCTTCTTTAATGTCGACTATTGGTATTTTTTTATCGTATTTATTTGAAATTATTGAAAATTCTAGCTTTCTTGATGCTTGTTTATAATCTCCACTCCAAGTAACTTTTTCTACTAACTGTGTTATATCTGTTTTTTTATTATTTCTATCAACTATTTTTAGTGTTATCATTATATCACCAGCTTCCATCCAGCTTTAATTATTGTATTTTTAGTCAATGAAGGATATTTAGATTTATTTTTTTCTATTATTTTTTTATAGCTTGATCCTTTTCCATAATATTTCTTTGCTATATCATATAGTGTATCTCCCTTTTTTACTGTATGAATTGTTTGTTTACTTTTGGTTGAAGTTTTATTTTTATTATTGTTTTTATCTTTTGAAGATGTCCTATTTTTGTTATCAGTTTTCTTTTTAGCTGGAGTTGTTGATGATATTTTAATTTCTCTATATTCCTTTAGATTGATAGTATAATATACATCTCCTGTGCCATCTTGTTGAGAAAAGGTAAAATCAGTTATTCTTGCTTGGAAGTTTATTTCTGTGCCAGTTACTATAAATCTCATTACTTCACCATTATTCATATAACTTCTTATTTTAGAAACACAATCCCATTGTTTTGGATAATTAGAATAATTTACAAATTTATATTTTCTTTTTGGATTTGGGAAAAATGATGATATCTCTATTGTTCTTAATCCTTTACCTCCAAATATTGCAACATCTCCTAATCCTGTTATATTGCTGTCATTTATTATTGCATAATCTTGTACATTTATAGTAGAAGGCAATATTGGAAATCTAAATATATGTTTATCATTTTTTAAATACATCTCCATAATGCAATATTACCTCCCTTACTAAGTTATTATTTTTTGTTCATTTAATTTTCTAACTATTCCTGATGTCACTTTTTCTATATCCGCTTCTTGTCTAATCGTCATGCCGTAGAAATTATTAACTATTTGAGGAGTATTACCTTTGCCTTGTCTCCATTTATCAGCATCTCTTCTCGGTAAAATTGCTTCCAAATTGTTATTAACTATAGGCTTTTTATCCTATACTCTGGAGGTTTCCCTCATTTTCATCGGTATGTCTTTTCATACCCAGTTTGGCATATATTTTCACCTTTAACTTAATAGTAAGGTGTCGAGAACTCTTGGAAGGATTATATTTATTCACCTTCTATGCTCTACATTACCAATTAGCCTTTCGCAATCTAATTGGTTAACTCGGTATTAGTGTATTAAAAAAGACACTCATAAAAGAGTGCCAAACTATATTTATTTATTATATTTATCCTTTTTATATAATTCAAAATCATCAATGGAATTTTCTATACAATAATTATAATCTTCTAAATACATCCATTTTTTATTACCTGTTGTTTTTCTTTTTCCTTTACAGCAATGGCTTATATTTATTCTATTAGATTTAGTCTCAATTGCTGCTACTTTTATACAATTAAATATTTCACCTGTTGTTAAACATATTATTTTTCTTGCACCATGATGATTTTCTCCTGTTATTCCGTACATAGGATTATTTTTTCCCGAAACATTTCTATGATTTTCACTTATTTTTTTCTTAGTTTCTTCGCTTAATTTCATACCTATTCTGCTTTTACTTATATTTTTTCTATGTTCTTTTGAAAAAGGCTTCCCTTTAAGTGATTTACTCATTTTTTCTCTAGCTTCTTTTGTATGTTTTTTACCTTTCATTGCAGATACTTTTCCATACATAGGATTTTTTTCTCCAGCCATTTTGCCTTTTAATGTATTTTTCATTCTATTATAGATTTCTACTTTTTCAAGTTCTGTTTTACCACTTAAAGTTCCAACTCCACCAATGCCACCGTCAGACATATTATAGTATTTATAATTATTAACGCAATCTAATTGTTCTATTATTTCTTTTTCAAATTTAAATGCTTCTTCACTAGTTTCAAAACTTTTTATAATTTTTTTAGAAAAGTTTTTACTTCCATATTTTTTAATTGCTTGTTTTATAGCTATTCCACTACCCATATAACCATCATTCATATCATTAGTAGAATGCTTTCCTATGTATTTTCTTCCGTTGATGTTATTAGTTATTTCATAAACATAATGAAACATAAAAATAAAACCTCCGATAGTTTTTATTTCCGAATACTTATAAATAGGAAGGGGACTTCGGATAATCCCTTTTCGTTAAGACTCGCGACTTTCTTAACTATCCTATATTTATATTATATCATAAATATAGTTAGTTTTATTATTTTTAACTTAACTTTCACCGATTTTTCTCGATTTCTTTATGCTACATTTCTGTAACAGCCGGCAAAACAATTACCGGCATGTAAATTTGCTAAATAATTATTATAAGGAACTCTTCGAAGTCCTGCTGCATGGTTTCCATTTTCTGCATTACTTAATGATTCTGTTACTTTTTTAACTGTAGCAACTATAGGATTATTTGTGATTTTATCTTTTAATCCTTGCCATGCACTTTTTATATCACTAATTACACCTGATATTTTTTCTTTTACATTATTAAAAGCATTTATAGCAGTATTTTTAATAGCATCCATTGCATTTTTTATAGCATTTTTAATAGCATTCCATTTTTCTACTACTATAGATTTAATTGTTGATATAATAGTTGATATGGCAGTTTTTATTCCATTCCATATTGTAGTTACAACTGTCTTGATTGCATTTCCTACCACTGATACAACTGTTTTTATGGCATTCCATGCATTAGTTACAACTGTCTTGATAGTAGTTAATATAACAGATATAGTTGTTTTTATTCCATTCCATGCTACGATTACTATTCCTTTTATTATATTTAATACAAAAGTTATACTAGCTTTCATCTCAGTCCATTTTCTTATAACTAATGCTTTAATAAATTCAATAATTGGCGCTATTGCTGCTTTTAACTCATTCCATTTACCTACTACCCAGTTTTTCAATTCAGTAGCTTTTGCGCAAATTGTATCCCAGTTTTTGTATAATAGAACTCCTATGGCTATAATTGCTGCTATTACACCTATAGCTATTAAAATTGGGGCACTTAAGGCTGCAAATCCTCCTGATACAACTCCTATAACAGTACTTATGCCAGTAAATGCTAATTTTACTGTTGTTACTACAACTATTATAGCTCCGATAATTCCTATTAGTGTTGTTATAGCTGCTACTACCATTGTTATACCTGCTACTAATTGAGGATGTTCCTTTATAAATTCTTGGAACTTTTGAATTACTGGTTGTATAGCATCCGCAATTTGTTTTATAGCTGGTGCTAATGCTTCTGCAAAAGCCGATTTAATTCCATTAATCGCTGAATTTAAAGGTGCTAATGCTGAACCTAATTCTGCTTGTGCCTTTTGTGATTCCCATAAAGATTTATTATAATCAATCATGGATTTATTAGTTTTATCATACGTTTCTTTACTTTTTCCGTATGCTTGATTCAAGGTATCTGTTATAAGTTTATTTTTTTCAGATACAGTTTTACATGTTTCTAGTTTTTTATTAAAACTATCTTCACTTATTCCAGCCCAGTTCAAAGCATCTGCTAAGTTTCCTGTAACTTTACTAACTTGTGCTGTTTCAGTAATCGATTCAGTTAATGATTCAATAGGAATACTATCTCCATATGCACTCCATACTGCTAGCGAAGCATTGATAGTTTTATCTAATTCACTTTGAGATAGCCCCATCTTTTGTAAATTGGAAACAACATTGACTGCCATCATATCATCACCAGTATATCCATATACTTGTCCAGCATTTTTATTAGCATCTTTCTGTTTATATCCATTTTGTTTAGTTGATCCTTGCAATTTACTTTGTAGAGAATTAAATTCTTTAGTAGCTTCTGTTAAATCCATTAAGTTTTTAACTACATCAATAATTTTTCCTCCAAATTCCATCATCTTTTGTCCAGCTTCCATAACTCCTAGAGAGTTTATCCCTCTTGCAGCTTCATTTGCAGCACTATTGGTATCTTGTAATGATCCATTAGTATCTTTTATTGTGCTTGTTAAATCATTCATTGAATTAGCTGTGTCCCCAGTTGCCTTTTGTACATTTTTCATAGCACTATTTACATCACTAGATGTTTTATTTAAGTCTTTCATTTCATTTTGAATTTCATTTAAAGGCTTTGAAACTTCGTCACCTTCGAAGGCGAATGATTGCCTCTAATGTTTTATCATTTGCCATAATCTCACCTCCTTTTATTTAATATTTAGAGTAGGAAAAATATTTTTATTTTTAGATATCTTATAAAACTCTTCCGATTCTTTTCTTACAAATGCTTTTATTATAGTCTTTTCTCCAAATCCCATATTATAATAATGAGATGGCATTATATTTTTATATTTAAACAGATAGTACATTGTTGCTATTTCACTATCTGTTTCAATTAGTTTTTTATTTCTTCATCTACTTTTTCTATTTTCTTTAAGTCTGATAAATTATTTATTGCATTTACTAAGTCCTCTACTTCTCCTTTAAGAAGCAATTTATTTATAAGTTCCTTTGGAGTAGCACAATCAAAATGTTCTCTAAGTGCCTTATCCTTGAATATTGGACAACCTTCCATTATAGTTAATACTTTTGTTTTATATACATCTATGTCTGATACGTTTCCATCTTCAATTTTTATAGCTTTCTGTTGTATTTCTGTAGCTTTTTCTGCATTTATAGCTTGTATTTCAAATTCTAGTTCTTCACCTATTTTTTTTACATACATTTTATGTATAGCAGTTGGTGTTTCTAATGTCCCTGCGTCTATTTTCATTAATTTATCTATTATATTCATTTGATTTCCTCCTAAAATAAAAATAGGCTTTAGTTAGAAACACCAAAGCCTTTATGATATTATTTTTTATATTAAATCTATAAATTTATATTTTGTAAAAGTGAATGGGCATTCCACTTCTCCTAATGTTTTAACTTCAAAATCAAATAAAGTTAAATCATCAAAAGATACTCCTGATATACTTATTCTTTCACTTCCTCCGTTGCCTGGGTCAGCTAATTTCCCAACTATTGTTACATCCGGTTCTAGACCATCTTTCATAAAATTAGCTAACAATTTTATCATTCTAGAGTTTGTTTTCTTAAGTGTCATAGAGCCAGTTCCGCTATATCCTGTTATTTTATGTTGAGTCATCATTTCACCACATATATCTATGTCTTCTTTATCAAATTCTATTTTAGCTTGAAAAGCTGATATTTCATCAACTAATGCATCATTTATCCAAACTTCAGCCCAAGTCCCATTTATTACTTTGTTAGCTTTCAACTAAAAACACCTCCTATATAAAATAAAAAGAACTTAATAAAAATTAAGTCCTTAAAAATTGTTTATAAATCATATATTTCATCTTCAAGTCTTTTTATTGCAGTTTTTATTGTTTTAAAATCTACTTCCATTCTATTAGCTTCTCTATTGATAGATGAACCATTTTTAAATTTATATTATAGATATTTTATGGAAATATTATACAAAGCATCTGATTTTTTATTTCAATGGCATCAGATGAAGCAGCGAATGCTAATACTTTCTATCGCATCAAGAATTTTACATTCTACTGCTATAAACACTTGATCTCCTGTATTTGCTTCTCTTATCTGTTGATCGCTCATAGTAGATATATTAACTCCATTTGATTTTAAGTATTTCTTTTGTTCTTCCATATCTATATCAACTGTTACTGTATTTTTTTCAACTAGTCCATCATTAATCAATCCATCAAAATAACCATGGATAGCTGTAATTAGTAATACTTTATTATCATAACTGTTACTTAATTTTCCAATATATGCATCTCTTGCAGTTTTTCTTATATCATTTGCTATTAAGTCCATTATGTCAACAGTCTTAATTTTTTGAAATAAATCACCTTTACTTTGTATATCTGTTACAGTTGTATCAGATACAGTAGTTAAGCTGTTTACTCCTCTTGCCACTTTTATTCTTCCTGATTCCTTATAAAGAATAAATTCGCCTTTCCCTACTTTTTCAGTTGTTTCAGTTCTTGATTCATAAGGTATCAAATCAACTTCTGGTACAGAAGTATAAGTGGTTGACATTCTTAAATCTGTTCCAGCTATTAATCCTGCAACTCTTGCAGTAAATTCAGCAGCAGTATAAGTTTTTTCTCCTACAACTACTCCACTTTGAGTTACATTTATTATTCCTTCATAATCAGCTGTTTCATTAGCTAATACTGCCTTAACCATATTCCCTAAATTTCTTTGAGATTTAACCCATGTTACTATTGCTGTTTTATCTTCATCTACAGCTGATGGGTAGCATAAATAGTCAAATTGTGTATTTTCAAAATAACTTAAAGCATCTTGTAAAGTTAATTCTCCACTTATAATGTATAGTTCTAATCTTAGTGGTGCACTTGTATTTCCTATTAAAGCATTCGTTATAAGTTGCTTATTATTATCTGTCACATCGCTAGGTATATCAGTTACATCAACTATAGTTGCAGGAGATATAGCTTTTTCTTCCTTTATTATCATCGCAACTATGCCTCTGGATCCTCTGCTTATAGCAGTAATACCTTCTTGTATAAATTTAATGCTTATACTCGGTAATCCTAAAGCCATTTATTTCACTCTCCTTTTAATTTTCTAATAATTTTGAAATATCTACAATAGCTTTGTCCACTATTGGCAAAGTAGGATCATCAGCTTCTATTGTTATATTTCTTAATTCATTAAGTTGTAAATGTAATTCTTTCATTAATTCATATTCTGTTGGTTCGCTATCTGGATTATCCAACGGACCAGTATATTGTGAATATTTAATATCATCAAAATCAAGATGTATCATGAAATCGAGTATTCTACCTATTTCATCTGAATATATATTGCTTTCTATATCATCTACTGTCAGATAAGTATCATCTACAAATAAAGTCCTTCCAAATATTTTTTCAAGTCTATCACTGGCATCATATATATTTGTTATACTTTCTCCGGCTTGTTGTAGATACTTTATTGATACTGATATAGTTCTTAGGTTAGATATTCTAGTTATAGCTGAACTTGAAATAGGCAATATTTGCACAAAAAAACAAGACTTATCAAAGCCTTGCGTATTGTCATCTTCTATATATACATCTTGTGGAAAATTTTCTGCTACTGCTTTCGTAGTAGCGAATAATATACTTTTTAGAGGTATCATTTAATCACCTCCTATTTGAAGCCATATTTTTTAAATAGATTTTCTAAATCTTCTTCAAAATTTTTTTTAGTTTTCTCAAAAGAGGTTTTTAGCATATAAACTCCTTCAACGTATGATTTGCCGCCTTTAGTTCTGTGGCCCCACTCAATAAACTGAGCATAACTAGTATTATTATAAATTTTAATATATAAATCTCCTTTTTCTAACTCCCAACTCCTTCTTAATTGTCCCGTATCAACTGGAGTTTTCATCTTAGTATCTCTAAGTAACTTTCCTCCATGTTTTTCAATTAATTTTTGCAAATCCCTTGGAAAATTAATTCTTGTTCGTTCTATTTGATTTATAAGTTCATCTATTCCACTTATTTCAAAACTATATCCACTCATTATACTCTCACCTTCTTAGTGACTGGAGTTTCTATATGAGATTTATATGGATAAGGTTCGCCGGCCTCAAATTCTTCTGTTCTTCCATTGTAAGTTATAACTAACTTATCTCCAACTTGTATATCTACTGTTGGTCTGCAAAATAATTTATAAGCTGCTGAAATATAGGCTGTTCCTGTTTCACCTGTTACTGTTGTTTCACTCCCTTTGTCTAATGAACATTTGAGATCAGAATATTTTAATATTTCTTGCATAGTTGTAATCCCAGTATTAGGGTTTTTAACTTTTTCTTTTCTATATATATCCATGCTATCAAAATACAGAGTTGCTATTATATCCGCTTCACTTGCCATAATAACACCTCCTAATAAAATCTGCATCTTCTAAATTGGTTTAAATATTCTTTTTCATCATCTGTTAATTCTGGAGAGCTTTTAGTTACAGATGCTCCTCCAGAGTCAGTTGAGACACTATCATAGTTATATTCTATTCTTACACTGCCTCTTGTAATAGATTTTATGGCGCCTTGGTTTGCTGGGGTCACTGTTGAAGAGTCATCCACATTCTCTCCTGATTGCGAAAGTTTATAAGCCATTATATTTGATACTTTATCTTCTATAAATTCGTTTAATGCATCTTTTTCCTTTTCTTCTATTTCATCTAAATTTTCTATATTGCAATATCCTTTTACTCTTTTAGTGACTTTATTTATATATAAAGTAATTATATTATCATAGTCATTTTTTTTTAATCCTAAGATTAGTTTTATATTTTCAAGCAAATTATCACCCTCTTATAAAAATAGAGGGCGAAAATACCCTCTTATTCATTATCTTTTAATAATTCTATTAAATCAGCTTTATTCAATGAAGAATATCCAGTCAATCCTCTTTCTTTAGCTAACTCTTTTAATTGAGCTAATGTCATTGATTCATAATCAATAGTTTTTTTCGCTTTCATCGATTGAACTGAGTTTGTAGTATTAAAAGGTACAGTCCATTCTGCATATTGCACTTGGTTCTACTATTTTAGCTCCAAATACATATAATCCTTTACAAGCATCTGAGAATGATGCTTCTGGTCTATATGCTTCTATTTTAGATATTTGTCCTGCATAAGATATAGCCATATCAGTACCAGCCATTATGTGATAATGTAATACTTTTGGAGATGACCCAACTTCTTTAGTTGCTACATTATTAGATTCGTATATATCAAATCCAGCAACCTTACCTTTTATTCCATTAGCTTTTACATCTTGGTTTTGAGTATATTTAGTATATCTATCATCTTTTTCTAATAGCCCTAAAAATTCAGGTGGAACTACTACAAATCTACCGATAGATGGTATATTCTTTTTATTGAATTGAACTTTTAAATCTACTAAAGTATCATATGCATTTGAAGCACTTAATGCTTTTGGTGCAGATTCAGTACCGAATTCAAAAGTAACTGCTTCATCATCTACCATAGCTGCTATATATTTATCAGTCACTTCACCAACTGCATATGCTGCCCTTTGCATTGCTTTTTCCATTAAGTTTACATTAGCTTGTACAGCTTCAATATCTTCTACTTTAAAGTTAAAGTATTTAGCTTGGTCTATTACTAATGATACTGTGCTTCCTCCACCTGGATCTGCAGGAGTTCCTACTCCAGATGCTTTAGTATAATCAGATACAGTTATATCTCCAAATTTTTGGATATGAACTGTATCACCTATATTTTTTATTTCTCCTTCATAATCTCTATTGACACAATTTGCAAATACATGAGTATTATCTAAGTTTTGAAGTAAACGTGCTGACCATAATTCTGGTATAAATTTATCAAAGTTTTTAGTTCCGTAAGCCATTTATAACATCTCCTTTTATTTTAATATTCCTTGCTTGGATATTTCATCCCAATGTGCATTTATTTCAGATGGTGACATCTTTTTAATATCTTCTAATGTAAACCCACCTTTGCTAGTTTTTACTGCTCTTGGTGTTCCTGATGAAGCCTTTATTCTAGCTTCTACTCCAGCATCTATAGCTTGATTTACATATTCTTGTAATGATGCAATATTCTTTTGTATTGCTTCTGCTTCTCCATCTGCTCCAGCCATAACCATATTTGCTAAAGCTCCTGGTAAGCCTTTTTCAACTAATAAGTCTTTAGTTTGATTAGTTAATCTTTCAAATTCAAAAGCTTTTTCTTTTTCACTGGATTGCTTTTGCATTTCTTCCAGTTTTTTATTTAATTCGCTTATTTGATAAGCTGTTTTATCTGCTTCGCTCATTTTAGCTAATTTTTCTGATTCAAGTTGAGCTTTATCGTTTTGCAAAGATTCAAGCATTTCTTTATATTTTCTCTTCTCTTTTACTATGTTTCTTGAGGCTATATCTTTTGCCATTTCCTTAGCTTTTTCTTCAACTAACTTATTAAGTTCATCTTGACTCATTGGAGGTTGTTGCGCTGGTCCTCCTGTTTCATTATTTGCATCTTGAGGCGGTTCTTGCTCTCCTTCATCAGCTAATAGCTGTAAATTCATATTTAATTTTGTATCGTTAACGTTAACTTTGTTTGATTTTTTCATAATAACAATTCCTTTCCACCTAGTTTTATGGGCTAGTAACCATTCTGCAATGTTTTCTTTAATGTCTACCCCATAGAAAAAGACAATAAAAAAAGAAGCCTTATTTTGCTTCTTTAAATTCGCATCTATTAATTCCTACTTTTATTTTCATAGTTTGCTTATCTAATTTACAACCATCAATTCCTTCTTCAATTGCATGTATGCATTCTTTGCAATCAGGAACTATAATTTGTTGACCATCTTCTTTTAATCTATCTCGCATTATTCATCCTCCAAACTTTTAGGATCTATATATTTACATTCTAGCTTATAAGACTGCTTTCCTTCATCCCATGATACATTTTCAATTTGTAATTGTGTACCTTTATCAAGTAGCCATTCTCTTTCAGCTGAATGTGTAGAAATTGGTGCTATATATCCGCCCCCTGTTGCTCCTTTATCAATTTTTATTTCCATAAATATTCCAAAATTAAAATCTTCACTTGCTGGTCCTTCAGGTGCAACTGTTGTTGACATAAAAGCATCATCCTTTACAACTAAACCTTTTACCTTTTTATTTAATTCTTTAGCATCCATAGTCTTGTCTTTTATTTGTTCAATTAAATCTTTATCTAGCACTTTATTAAATATTGATCCAGATGTACCTCTAAATACTTTCATATCTGTATGGGCAACACCTTTTTTAAGTCCACTAGATATTTGTTCAATAACCTTTTTAGTTTTCTTTTGCATTGCCTTTATCTCTTTATCTGTTAATTCTTCTAAATGAGTTCCTCTAAGAATATCATTTATATCTTCAAACCAATCATCTTTTGTATATTTTTTAAGTGCTTTTCTTTCTTCTGCTGTTATATCTTTTAAGAAGTTATTTTCATCTGGTATATCCATTGCTGTAATATAATCATATTGTTTATATGTTTTCTTGTGTTCTTTTTTCTTCTTAGTTGTTTTAGTTTTAGTTGTTTTTTGTTTAGATCCCTTATTGGTTTTAGAAGCTTTAACATTATTCTTCTTTTTAAATTCTTCTTTTATAGCTTCTTCTATAGTACTATGATTTTCATAATTTTTATTTATATACTTTTTAGCCCATTCTTCATACTTCATATTTGCTGGAACTTCAATTCTTTTCCCATCTTCATCTCTAGCAAATCTAGTATCTTTTTCATCATCTTCATCATCTTCATCATCTTCATAATATGGCACTGTTGTACATCTATCGTTAGGATGCATTGGAGGATAATTTAATCCCGTTATTGCATCTTTCGTATTAAATACTTTTCCATCTAACTTAGCACAATCATTACAAGTTCTAATATCTAAAGTTGCTAGAAATTCATATTTATCAATGTCTAAATCATCGTAAGTATATTTAGAAGCTTCATTCATACAATAAGCATGTTCCGTTTGGACTAATCTTATTGAATTTTTATAACTGCTATCCATTTTTTCTTCTATTCTTTTAGCAACTTTATTGCTGGATTCTCCTCTAATTATCATCTGCGTTATTTCATTTTTAATAGTTTTGCTTAATTGTTTTTTATTGTCCCATATTCTATTACTATAACTGGACCCAGACCAAGGATAGCTTAATATTCTTTCTATTTGTTTATTATTTATTCCACTGAAATTTGCTAAAAATCCTTTTTCTTTGCTTATATTATATATATTTTCATAATAATTATCTTTAATAGTTTGTGTTAGAAGTTTCTTAGTTTTTTTCTCAGTTTCTGTGGTTAGTTGATTAAGCTGTTTGTCAACTTCATATTGTAAAGCCTCTAATCTCGTTATCCTACTTTTCATAGCTAAAGTATTAAGTTCTAATAATACTTCTGGATTATCTTTAATCATTTCAAGATATCCTTTTATATCAGTTCTCCATATTTTAAACTCATCACTAGTAAGATATGTAGAAGCTTCTTTATAAGTTAAATTATTTTCTTTAGCATATTTTACAAATAAATTATTAATTTCTTTTTCTATTTCTTTGCCTGCTTTTTTATATTGAGATTGAAGTTCTTTGGATAATTTATTGCAGTCTTTGATTCCTTTATTCAGCTTTTCTTTTTCCCTCTTTTGCCAATACTCTCTATTATTCTTTACCATCTTCTTCACCTACTTCAGCAGGTTTTTCTTGTTGCACTTCATAAGGTTGCTCATATACTGATTCTTCTTCATCTTCTTTTTTCTTTAATTCTGCTTGTGGATCGCTTATAGATGGGAACATTCCTATTACAGTTTCTTTGCTCAATATTCCTGTTAATGTTTGCATCATTTGTGCAATTTCTAATTCATTTACTGGTCTATTTCTAGTAAACACTGGCTCTATATCTATAAAATCAAATTGTAAACTACTATCCTTAGTTCTTAAATAGTTACATATCAATTCTATTCTTCTCATTAATCCTTTTCTAAACTTAGCTTCTTTTACCGAAGTTAGATTATCAATTCCCATAAGCTTATATTTCATTGCTTCTCCACTTATGTTTCCGCTAAATGATTCATCTGTTAAATTTGGAACTAATGAAAATTTATGAATATCATTATCTAATCTATTTTTATAATTTTCTAAAGCTGTATCTTGAATATCTTTTATTAAATATTTTGCATCTCCAGTATTATCTGGAAAATTTATTATATGCATATCTTTTAATGTTTTAGATGCTTCATTATCTACAACATAGCCACTTATAACTAACATCGCATTTGTGAAATATTCAAAGTCATTAGCTGTGTCGGACTGAACTTTGTTATATTCATCTATCAATGTCATTACCTTTTCAAAATCTCCAAATAATTCATCATTGTTAATATAAACTACTACTGGTACATCTTTAAAAAAATGTTCTCTTGTTTTACTTTCATCTATAACAAAGCTGTATTGTTTAATAGTTCCATACATTATTTTACCAGTTTCAATTATTTCATCTTTATCATTTAAAATAGGGCCTGTATATATTTCACATTTTGTTATTATCTCATTTGTATTAACTATTTTTTCTTCCCAATACCTTATAGCATAAAGTATATTGTCTTCTATTGTATCATCATATACTATTGCTACTTCGTTTCCTCCAAATGCCTTAAATCTTGGTTGCATGTCTTCATCTATATATAATAGTTCAACTGCATATCCTCCAATAGATGCTCTTTTAGCTAAAGTAGTATTATGATCATGCTCATCATTGTATTTTAATATATCGTTTAATTTTTCTAGTAACTGTTCATCTTCACTTTTATATGTTACTTGTTTACCTAAAAAATAACCTACTGCCATAGTTGTTATATAGTTTGCATATGGAGTTGCTAAATAGTTATGAGGTTTTCCATCATTTTCATATTTTCTATTAAATATGTCTGCATAATTATTGTAGTATTTTTCTAGTTTATCAATTCTAGCCTTTTCAAATCTGTGTTCATCTAATATGTAATCAATTGTTTCTTTATTTAATTCAGCATCTCTTGGAATTTTAATTCTTCTATTAATCAATACATCACCTCCTAAATGCCTAATTTTCTTCTATCTATTGCCTTACCTGTTTTTTCTATTATAATTTCAGCTACTCCAGTAGTTGCATCAGGTGCATCATCATGTTTATTTTTACCTTCCTTTTGATATTTAAACATATCTTTATAATATTCAGGAAATCTATTTTTCCAGTTATAAGGGAAATATATATGTTGGGTCACCCATGTACTATTTGATAAAATTCTAGCTTGTTTATTTTGTGATTGATGAAACCAATTTATTATGCATCTATTACTATTGTATTGATTTCTTAATATATTCCCTACATTTCTAGCAAAACCTCTACCTCCATTATTAGATTCTATATATGCTAAATTAACTTTATTATCATATAATACTTTTGCTGTCATTGGCTCGGTTATTTCCATACTAGCTTTAGTATAAATTACATCTAAAACATAGGCTTCTTTGTCATATACTCCAAATATTATACAACATAAATAATCATCACCTGTATCTGCTGTATCACAATAGGCCATGATTTTATTAATCAAACTATCCCCTTTATCATTTACTGGCAATTCTGTATATGTTTTAAATTCTCCGTATAAGCATCCTTTTAAATCTATTGGTATTTGTTGATAGTTAGCTGAAGCTATATCTTCACCCATAGCTTTTATTTTAGATTCATAGCTTCTTAATGATAAGACTTCATCGCATAACATAGTTCCATCATCTTGTAATGCTTTCATATTGATATGATTTACTTCTTTACCTTCTTCTTTATAAAATTCTAATGCTTTTCCTGCTAGATCATTACTTGCCCATCTAGTCATAATAATTATTATTTTTCCGCCTTCTTCTAATCTTGATAACATTGTATTAGTAAACCATTCCCAATGCTTTTCTTTTATATTTTCATTATGAGCTTCCTCAGCATTTTTAATTAAATCATCTATAACAAGTATAGAAGCTCCAAAACCAGTTGCAGTTCCTGTTGGTGAAGTTGCTAAATAATTATTATATCCACCTTCTAAGCTCCATAAGTTCATGGACCCATCACCACGTTTTATTTTTACGCCCGGGAAAACATCGCTATATACAGGCTTATATATATCTGCTTTTGCCTCTTGTATATCATTTCTTACGTTTTTAGAAAATGTAGTTGATAATGTCTCGTTATAGCTTCCAGTCATTACTTTTTCTTGTTTATTTTGTCCTAATATCCATTCTACAAATAAAGATGCTGTTCTACTTTTGCCGGTGACGAGGAGGCATATTAATAATCATAACTTCGTCATTGCTTTCATAAAACGCTTGAAATGTATTGCATAATTTAACTAAATACTCCCTGCTAGTTTTATAAAAGTCTGGTGCTTTTAAATTGCAATACCAAAAGAAGCTTCTGCGAGCTAATTCACATCTTGCACCTAATTTCTTTAATTTCTCATTTGCCATCCCATCGTCACCCCCTTAATCTTCGTCTATCATTTTCTTTAATTCTTCATAAGTGAAGTTTGCATATGGATTACTTATTTCACCATTTAAACTTACATCTTGTTTTTTTACTGGATATAATTCATTAAGTTCACCCAATTCCTTTATTGCATTTATGAATATAGTTCCATTCGCCTGTCTTAGTCCTTTTTTAGGATTATTTATATCTTCTTTAGCTTTTTCCTTTACCCAAATTAAATCGTTTACCATTTCTTCTCTTGTATATAATGCTTTATTCTTATGTTCTTCTAATAATTCGTTATACCTTGTTTTAACCTTGTCGTTCTTAAATAATACTGATGCTCTTTCATCTATTGTTTTATCTTTCATGTTAGCAGCATTGTAAGCTTCTTTATAAGCCTGACGTTGACTTTTTCCAGCTATCAATGCTCTTACAAACTTTTCTTGTCGTTGTGTTAAATTAGCCACAATGCCACCTCCTTTTCAAGTATTAAAAAAAGAAGTTTATTCAACTTCCTCTAATCTCTTTTTAGATATATCAAAATAGCCTTTATCTAGTTCTATACCTATAAAATTTCTATTAGTATTTAAACAAGCAACGCCAGTACTACCACTACCCATAAATGGATCTAAAATTAAATCATTTTCATTTGTTGACTGTTTTATAAAAATCTCTAACAAATCAACAGGTTTTTGTGTTGGATGTAATTTATTTCCAGTTCTTTTGGCTTGTATAACATCCGGTAATCTTTTACCATTTCTTAACCTTCTCCCCTTATGTCCAAATAATATAAATTCGTGTTTAGGAGCATATGACCCCATTAAATCACCCATAGATGTATTATTCTTTTCCCATACTATTATATTTTTTAATTTAAAATATTTTTCAAATGCAATTTTAAACTTATCTATATGATGCCAACTACAAAAGCAATATACATGCGTGTCTTCGTTTAACAACTTATTACATTTTTGAAAATATTCATCTAAAAATGATAAATCATTATCATTACTAATTTTTTCATATTTTTCTTTTCTATGATTACTTTTAAAATCTATCCCATAAGGTGGATCACATATTATAGCATCTACTTTTACATTTTGCTTTATTAATTGATCCATAATTTCTAGACAATCGCCTTGATAGATACTGTAGTTATCTGTTATTATTTTCAATTCTTTGTTATTCATCTTCTTTTCCAAAATATTCTTCAAACTCTTCATCATTAGCTATAACTCCAAAGTAATAGCACTCGTGTCCAAAATAAATATGAAATAAAGGCACAAAACAATATATAATGCATTTCACAGTAGACATATTTGCTACACATCGCAATCCTTGGTCTGCTAAATATTCATTGATTCTTAGAAAATATAATATAAATGATATTAACGATACTATTACAAACGCTAAATATATTTTAAATATCATTTTATTTGCTCCTTTTGCTATTTATATTTTTATTTCTATATTTTAGCTTTCTTTTGTCCGACTTAGCTTCTATTAATTCCCGAACTAATCTTATATATTTTTCATCATTACTTACCCTCGCATGACTGGTTAATAGATACAAGTTTCTAGTTTTAGGCATCTTTTTTCTTATGCAGTTATCTATTACTGTTTTAGCGACATTAAAACCATATATATGGGAATGTCCTTTTATAAATGGCTTCTCAGTGTTATATACAACATATCCTTTCTTTACTGCTAGTATTATGTATTCTTTTCTTTCATACACTTTCTTTGCTCCATCCGTTTTATCAAAGTTTGGTATTTCCTTCATAATGTCATCATATTTGTACAATTCCTTTGGAATTTCTATTGTAGGTTTTATAACTTCATCTATTTCCTTCCATCTTTTCACCATATAATCACACCTTTTAACAAAATAAAAAAGAACACTAAATTATTAGTGCTCTTTGTGGGAGTAATGAATAAAAACAATCATTAGAAGGTTTCCAGAGTTGCACTGGATAATACTCATACCTTCATATTGCACCCAAATCAATGGGCGCATTAAAATGGAATATAAATAATTAAAGATATAGATATATAGATATATTATATAGATTTTTTAAAACACAATATATATGAATATTTTGATTTTATCACGGTTTACTCCGGAGGTTTTAAAGTGGTCCTCTCACTCCTACTACTATGTTTTAATATATATATTAGTCGCCCTCGCGAGTTGAACACGAGTATATACTTGTTTCATATATAGTCGACAATTTAATAATCCACTTGTATATAAATCCCATAGCAACATATTGAGGGAAGAGTACCTCTACTCTTGTCCCTCGAACAGAAACTTAATTTGAGTGGAATTAAGTTCTCATTTCTCCAGCATAGTGTGGTATGCTCTAAAAAAATTACAAATTTAGGATACGTTAGCATTTCTGCTATTCTTATACTATTATAGTACCATGACTTTCTATGCTTTTAGTCCGGAATTTGTCCGTATTTTGTCCTAAAAGTGTCCCTCTAATCAAGCCTATATCTTAATTTGCTAGCTTTGTATATATTTCATCTATAAGCACTCTTGGATACATACTATTTAATGCACTTATTACTGTATCTCTTCTTAATTGGTAATATGTACTTTTGCTTATATGCATTTTTTCTAGTATTTCTCTTCTGCTTGCTCTAACTCTTCTACTACAATATAATATTTCAAACAACTCCTTTTGTTGTAATGTAAAATTCTTAATTGCAATATCTATTCTGTTTTTTTCTATCTCTAATTCTTTTTTTCTGTATTGTAAATAATTAATTCTTTCTTCTTTTCTTATTACTTCCTGCTCTACTGTATTTGAAATATTATATGTTTTGCCTGTTTTCTCTGAGTCATAATTTATCCCACTACATCCTACATAATCATTATTTACTTTTGCTATTTCTAAGTCTATTATCTCTATGTCATCTTTTATTTTATTGTAGGAAAATAACTTGCCTTCAACTCTTTTGTATAGCTTGTCAAATTCCTCTTTCTTCATACTCCCTCAACTCCTTATAAAATCAAACTTTTATTTAACAGCCCTGCTTAACCAATATTTCTTTATTTTAACTTTTAAATTATGTCTTTTTTCAAAAATATAATATGGCTCATACTCAAGCTGATATGTTGTTATTTCATATCTTATATTAGTTCTTTTGTCCGTAAAGAAAGTTGTTCGTTTATGCTTCCATATCAATCTCATTTAATCGCCTCCCAATAAAACTAAAAATTTATTTAATAACTTCAATTTCTTCATCATTTATACATTTCTCATGTTTTCCATCAAAATAATACTCACATTCTTTAAATTCTTTTGGCATACCTTTACATCTATCTTCACATTCTTTTTTACACTCAAAACAACAAACAGTTCCAAATGGATTTGCAAATTTACAAGCCATATTTTTACCTCCTAATAAAACTAAAAATTTATTTATAATATCCTTCCTCAATTCTTTTCAATGTTCTTTGAAGTTTATATTCTAGTTGTTCTCTTGCTAATTCTGCTGATTCTTCTCCCGCTAAATATAATATTTGATTGATTAAGATATTTACATCTGCAATTTCTGAAATTGTATCATCTGATATTTTTCTTCCATTTGCTATATCCTTTGATATTTCCCTTGTCAATTCTCCCAGTTCTTCAATTAGTTTTAACTGTTGATTTCTAATTTTAAATGTATCTGCTATTTCTTTTATAGCTCCATTAATTTCTTCTATATTCATCTATTCATCCTTTCCCATTAGCATTTTTATATATTGTATTTCACAACTTTCTTCATCCTCAAAATTAAGTTCACAATTCATACAACCTATTCCCTCTAAATCATAAGACTCATTGCAGAATACTTTAAATCTCTTGTTTATCAAATCAACTAATTGTCTTTCTTTGCAGCTTTTTCTTTTAGCTCTCATATTTTACCCTCCAACACTTTGTAACTTTTATTATGATTTATATTTAAATATTTCCAATATAGTTTTTTACCTTTGAATTTTCCACATGAATATTTATTATTTAAACAAGATTTTTTTATATTAGTATTACTGCCTTCTTTTACGTTATAGAATCTTTTAGCTTCTGCTACTGAACTAAATATATGCTTCGTCGTTAAACATATTATTGGTCTGTTTATAACTATAGTTTTGCCTAGATTGTTTCTTATAGCTGACTCTCTAGCATTTTCATGTTTTGTTACAAATTTGCATGTATCTTTTGAATAAACTTTATTTGAATGTTTTCTAATATCTTTATCTAATTGATAATCCTCTCCGTTTTTCCAGTGACCATAATTTTCTAATTGTTGTATATCGTTCCAGAATCCAGATAAATTCATCCATTCCTTGCATACAGTAACTCCATTGCCACCATAATTTTTATATTTTGAATCATTTTCATCATAGCATCTTCTTATCATATCTCTCCATAGCCTAGCTACCCTTTTATGAAGTTCTGATGAGTTTACCCAATTTTTTGGCATATCATTTATATTTCCGTTCTTCAATATTCGATTTGGTTTAAATATATTTCCACTTTTAAAGCATTGATAGTTTTTATGCCTAACTATTGCTCCATCCTCAAATTTTATATCTATATCATAATAGCTATTGTAATTAATAAGTATCATTTTTTCTTTTTTAGATGTATAAGATACTTCTCCTATTTGTACATAATCTGTTGGTCTCTTTATATTTCCTTTTTTAAAATCACTATAACGTTTATTGTATGATATACTTCCATCTTCAAATATGACATCAATATTTTTACAATTCGTATATTTTATTATTTTCATTAAATGACCTTTTGTATTTCTATTTATCTCCCCAATTCTGCTATCCGTATTCATAAAATCAACTCCTTGATTCATTTTCTAATTATATTATATCATACTTTATCATACTTTATCATATAATATAAACATTTATAATAAAAATGTTGTATGTTATAATACTTGTAAGGAGTTGATTTTATGAAAAAGAAAATTACTATTACTCTCGATGAGGAAATACTAGAACAATTAAAAGAATATGCAAAGGAAGAAGATAGAACTATTAGTAGTCAAATAAACAAGATATTAAAAGATTTCTTCAAAGGGAATGAGTAAAATCATTCCCTTTTGTTTTTCTTCTACAAGCCATATTCTAACCCCCTATATTTTTTAACCTCTTTTCTAAAAGCTTCAGTCTTATCATAACCACAACCAAACATCTCAGGACAGAAACCTCTGTAAATACATTCTCTAACCATGCAGCTTGCTAATTCCGGTTCAGTCTTAGCTACCTCATCCTTAACGGCTTGCCACGCCTCCCTAGTTTCAGGAGACGCGCAGCTACATAATCTTTTTCTAGATATATTGATAAGTGCTTGTGCATTTGCTTCAACTTCATGGTTTACTAAACTACCTTGTGGTAAATCATCTCTGTTAATTCCTGTACGGTCAGTTCTTTGAGTTTTAACAAAGTGGTCTATACCAAATTTATGTCTAACAAAATGCACAGAAGCCCAAGATTTCAAATCATACCAACGCCATTCAAATTTTAATTTTCTTATTGGTGAATGCTCTGATAATATCAATTGTCTTTTCCATTTACTATCAGGGTATGCTCCTGTATTTTTTCCTATTGTATTCATAGTTGTGTCCTTAACGTCTTGCCAATTATCAGCATGTTTAAATTTATCTATTTTCATTTCTTTTTACCTCCTCATAAATAATAGGATTAACTTGTAACCCTCTTCTATAATATTCACATTCTCTTTCACAGTTTGGTAATTCCATATTTCTAACTTCTAAACAGCGTTGACAATAATTATCAATTGGACCTTTTAATTTTATTTTCATTATTTCAACACCTTTCTTTTTCCACATTTTGTACATATAACTTTCTGATATTTCTTTTTTCCCTTCTTTTAATCCTATTGTAGTTCTTGCTGCATCTGCTACATCTCTATAAGTTCCTCCGATATCTGTTACAGTTATTTTAACAACCTCCATATTATTCATCCTCCCCTGTTCCTAATATATCTATGCCTGTTAACTGTCTACAGTAATTTCTTAACTTGTCCAATTGTCCAGTGACTCTACTGTGTTTAGTTTTTAACTGGTTTAATTCCATTTCCAACTTTGCATTTTCCTTTGCAAGTAATCTGATTTGTTTTTCTAAATAAGTATTTTCTAGGCTTAGTTCTCTATTAGCATCTAGTAAATTTTCTATTGAGTCCTCTTTAACTTCTATATCCTCTTTTAACTTACTATTTCTGTTCTTTAAGAAATCAATCATTTTGTGTAAATGTTCATTTATGCCTTGTGCTTTTTCTAATTCTCTTGCAATATCATTTATATATTTTCTATTTAATAGCATGTTTAAATCCCCCTTTATTTGTATTCCTTAATAATTAGTTCATCTATTACTTGTGACAGTCTTAAAATGTCATCTGTCAATCCTAGTTGGCAATATAAACTGCTAAGTATTTCTTTTAACTCGTCTAGCATAATATCACCTCCATATTTTCATTTGATAGTCAAATAAGAATAGGGAACTACACTGGTATTGCATAATCCCCTATTTAATTGTTATTTTATTGTTTTTCCAATTGTTTTTTTAAATTCATCATCTGAATGTTTATTATTCTTTTTAAAATTCTGTATAGTCTTAACTTTTCCGTTGGATCATCTGTAATTTCAATTTTCAAAAGCAATTCTTTCATAATATATCACCTTTCTTTTATTACAAAACTATTTAATCCCCAAGTACTCTTTTATTACCTCTATTGCTTCATCACTACCATTGCATCTAACTGCTCTATATCCGTACAAATTTAAATTGTCTAACCATTTTTCTTGTTCTTTGGTTAATCTCTTTGTTTTATCTGCTTTTAATTCTATGAATAATCCAAAATATTCTACATGTTCTGTTAGCCCCTTGTAATATTTTGGGACTAATAGACTGATATCTGGAAATCCTTTCTTCATCCCCATTTTTTTGAGTTCAGCTCCAACTCTAGGGCTTCTTTTACCTTCATTGGCTGTGTGCATAAGCATATCTAGTTCTGGATACTTAGACTTCTGCCATTCTGCCCATTCGAAGATTATCTTTTGATGTGTTGCTTCTAAATTATTTTTCATATTTACTCATCTCCACTTCCCTAGCTATATTAATAGCCATAGTTATAGATTCATTCAAGCTATATCCTAGCTCATAGTAGAATTTAGCGAACTTTATAACCTCTTTCATATCCAATCCCCTCTAACAATCTATGATAAACCTTATATAGTTCAGCATATTTGTTTTTATTTAATAAATCATGCTCTATCCTTTTTACCTCAAGTTCTTTTATCATTTTTTCTAGGTCCTGTAGCATTTGCATGTTTCTTATTTGTAATCCTGTTAATTTCATTACTTCACCTCTTCTGTTATTGGATCATAACTCCATACTCTAACTTCATCTTTTGCTCTTCCATCTATAGTGCATCCACATTTACATTGGCTAATAACTTTAGCTTTATTGATTTTTATGTATAGCATTGTGCCTTGGCAATGAGGGCACACATTTTCTTTAGCACCAACAATATTTTTCATTAGTTTTCATCCCCTTAACTAATTTTCTTTTTCTCTAACTTCTTCATTACTTCTGTTATTGCTGCATATACATTGTGTTTACTCACACCTAATATTTTGCCTGCCTCAGCTTGTGTTAGTCCTTCGCCAAATACTAAGTCAACACACTTCTTTTGTCGCTCCGTAAGACAACTTAAATCTGTTGTAGCCGTATCTATATATTTGTATTTTCTAGCTACTGGCTTGTCCAAGTCCAATATTTCTATATTCTTTCCGTTCAAAATATCTTTTAGATTTTTCAGTGCTATTTTTTCTATTCTGTGAATTTGTGCTTGACTTGTTTGTAATTCTTTTCCAATCTCTGACTGACTTTTTTCTTCGTAGAATCTTTTTATTATTACTAATTTTTCCCTTTCTGGTAGCTTCTTAATAGCATTAGGGATATCTATTTTGAAAATTATTTGGTCCTCTGATATGTTGTTGCTTTCTAATGTTTCTGAAAATTTTACAGCCTTTGTTTTATGTTTAGATGCTTTCATTGTGCTATCCATAGGAATTTTGCCCTCCATAAGATGTAATGTCTTGACAACTTCTTCAATTGTTATTCCCATAATTTCTGATAGTTCTTTTAGAGTAGGTTCTCTTTGCATTTTTTCGAATTCTTTTCTAATTTGCTTGATTTGTCTATATTCATTAAAATTTTTTCTCGGAATTCTGAATGGTACATCCTCTCTATGGTCTCTTACAATATGCATTATTTTGCCTATTATATTGCTTGTTGCATAAGTTGAAAATTCTATTCCTAGTTCTGGGTCATAATTTTGTATAGAATGTAATAATCCTAAACTTCCAACTTGAATTGCATCATCGTAACTTATTGCTTTACCTTTGAATTTCTTTGCTTGTTTATATACAAGCCCTATATTATCCTCAACAATGCTTGTTACAGCCTCTCTATCTCCCTTTTGAGCCTTTTCAAACAATTCAACAATATTTTTATCGATAATCATATTTGTTCCCCCTCTACATCTTTTCTATGATTAATCCATGATATTTAATTTTGTTTGTTCCGTATCTCTTTTGATAATATTTATATGTATTTTGTACGCTGTTGTAATTTAAATCGTATTCTTCACAAGCTTCCTTCATAGAAGAAAATATTCTCTCTTCTCCTGCATACTTGTTAATCACTCTAATTTGTCTTCTCTTGAAAACTCTTCTTTTTTTAATTGCCTCTAATTCTTTTCTGACTTTTATATCATAATTAGCATTTTCTTCGTTAATGACAATCATTTCTGCTTCTGTTATTCCTCCAGTTGCTCTTATATTGTCAATTTCTTGAATTCTCTTTTGTCCTTCCTCTGGATTAAATAACTCTGGTAGCATATAATTTCTTGAGTCTTTCTTTGGATTTGGGTCTAGTATTGCTGCTGCTAAAGCAAGATAGTTAAGTGATGTATTATCGTTTGGATCTGTATATTTAGAATGGTATTTCTTTACTGGCATATATTTATATTTCATAATTACTCCCCCTATGGACCAGGGGAAATCCCCTGGATTAAAATTTTCCCTTTTGACTTTCTTTTAGAAGTGTTTCTAGTTCATCAGGATCATATCGTCTAAAGTTTTCATTCCCAGCATTATAATGAAATTTAGTCGGTTTAAATTGAATATTGTTAGTTTTATTGTTTAATGTATAATTATCCTTAATTGCTTTAATAATAAAACCAGTAACATTTTTTACATTTGAACTTTTAGTAATTTGAAGTTTTTCATCTAAATATGAAACATCTTTATCTGCACTTATAAGAGCTTCATATATAGTTTGTATATCTTCATTTTTTAAATCGAAATAAGACTTTATTTTATCAACAACAACAGGTGATACGGTATTTTTTGCTTGTTGTTGTTGTTTTTCTTTTTGTTTTTCTTTTTGTTTTTCTTTTTGTTTTTCTTTTTCCCCCAAGTCTATATATAGACTATCTATAGGGTATCCATACCCTATACAAACATCTATCATATATTTTTTAAAGTCTGGATTTTTAATTTCTGAAATTTCTTTTAGTATGCAGTTCATAACCTTTGGAGATTTAGTAAAATTAAATTTATGCCAATTCTTTATGAGAATTTCTTTTGTATCAGGTGAATATTCAATTTTTCCATAGTCAACAAATCTTTGTAATAGCTTTTCAACTGTTTCTCTGTTATATCCAGTTTGCATTTCTATAACTTTATAAGGTAACTCATGACATCCACATTGAGTAGTTCTAGGGTTGCTTAATATATAAAGATAAAAATATTTTTCTTCCGGAGTTAAGTCTAATACAAATCCATCTTCCCAGAAATCTGTTTGTATTGCTCTATACTTAGCCATTTCTTTCACCTCACTTTATCTTTTGTCTAAGGAAGAGGAATTAATCCTCAACCTATTACAATAAACTAACTTGCCCTTCTATATTACTTTCATCAGTTTCAGTGACTTCATTAAACTCTACATCTTGTATTTCATCATCTACAGTTACATCATCAACCTTTGGATCATATTCAATTAAAAGTTGCAATACTTCATCTGCTTCTTCAAATTTAAGATGTTTTAAATCATATCCATTGCTAGTACAGAAACACTCTAACTCTTTTATATCTTTAGGATTATTGAAATCATATAGTCCCTTTTGTGATGCCATTGCCATTATCTTATTCTTTTGCTTAGTTGATGCCATTCCTGGAACTATTTCTTTTTCTGGTAACTTAGTATCTATTCCCATTTCTTCTTTTTCGTATAATCCTCTTAATTCATTTGGAAAAGCTTCTCTTAAAGCTTGAGATTGAGCTACTTTTCGTATCATCGTACATGGTTTACTACTCCACATACTATTTACTGTTCCGTCCTTTTTCTTTTGTATATATTCTTCTAAACTAACTAAGCACTTAGTAGGATATTCTCTATTTTTTAGATATACTTCACACCACCCACCTATTAATTCATCTCCTGGAACTTTCAATGAGCCTTCACGTTCTTTTACTTCTCCATTCTTATCAACCACTACTATTCCAGCCTTTAATCCATCAAAGTATGGATTTTCTCCAGCTTTTTTAAGAAATACATCTTTCCCTACTATAATTTGAGCTGGTTGATTTCCATATTTAACAAGATATGCATCTCTTACAAATGGATTAAGCTTTTGAGCCTTGCATAATTCAATAAAATATAAAACTTCTTGGTCAGTAGCTCCTGGTGCTATATAATTCTTAACAGTTGTAGCTGATAATACTTGTCCACCTTCTAATGTATAAGTTGCTAACTGCAATGCATTATTGTTATTCATTAGTTTCACACTCCTTAGTCTTCTCTTGTTTTATAAAGTCCCTATATGCTAATATATAGGCTTTGTCATATTCAGTGTTATTACCGTCTGTAGCTTCATATTTGTCAATGTAAGCCTCTAGTTCATCGATTGGCTTATAACTCTCTAGCAGTTCCTTTGAGGCATCTATATAACCCCATTTGCTATCTGCATATACATCATAAGGACTACTTAATTCTGCATATAATAGCCTAGTTTGAAATGTAGGTTCACTATTTCTAAAAGCCTGATTACATCCTTGAAATAAATCTCTAATTTTCATGTTCTAAATCATATCCTTTCGTGATATAATATAGAAAAAGTAAATTTCTAATTACTTAACTTTTTCTAAAGATAGGACCTATTGCCGTAGGTTCTATTTTTATATTCCCATGTAAGCATCTGCTCTATTTTCTCTTTCATCTTCATCTGCTTCCTCAAGGTCCCTTACTTCTTCTTGCATCATTGCATCTATTTCCTGCAATATTTCTTTTAGGTCCTTTATTTCATATGCAACTCTAATTTTAGATGCTCTCCAGTACTCATAATTACAAGCAACTTGTAAATCGTTTGTACTATATCTATCTTTATATAGTTTTATTTGGCTATCACATAGTTCCATGAAACTCTCACATGCTGTAATCTTATTTTGTATGCTTTCTCTAGCTTCATCTAATATCCAATTCATTTATTTATCCTCCTTAGATTCATATTGCTTAATCATATAATAGAAAGTACTCTTAGGCCACTCATAGAGCTCTTGAATTTGTTTGGCTTTTAAAGTTCCTTCTTTATACAACTTATATTTTTCTTTCCAGTCTTTAGGATATTCTCTGAACGTAGGTCTACCAGTTAATTTTCCGGTTTTCTTTGAATATCTTTTCCCTGTCTTGGGGTCTATAGGCATTGACTGTATTCCTTTTAATTGATTATTCATTCCTCCTTGATGAATATTTAAAAATTGTCCGTTGTCCCACGACTTAGCTATCAATAAATACTGTCTTTCTTTTAGATATGCTTCTTTTTCATTTTTGCAATAAACAAGTATTATTTTTTCAAAATTTTCTTTACCATACAATCTAATTTGTTTTTTCAAATCAGCACCACTACCAAAATATCCATCATTTAAATCATTAGTACTGTGCTTTCCAATATAAAGCTTTAAATCAATTTTATTAACAATTAGGTAAACATAATGATATTCTTGACTCATATTAATCCTCCTTGTCTTCTAAGTTGTATATCTTTTCTTCAATTTTCTTAATGATTTCTTCTAATTTAATGTTCTTTTCTCTTTCTGCTAGGGCTAGTTGCTGAAAATATTCGCATTTACTTTCTAAGTGTTTAATGTAATCTAAATATTTTTTCATATTATATATCCTCCTCTACATATTCCCAATGATAACCCCCACATGTTTTTAATTTACCTTTACAACATTTGCTTATATCAGAACTTAATCTATTTTTACCTAAAAATTCATTTGCTTCTCTTATATAATCAAATACTTGCCCTGTTTCAATGCATCTTACTTTTTTAGCTCTTGGATTTTTACTGCCTTTAGTTACTTCACTTAATTTCTTTTTAGTTTCTTCTGATGTTTTACGTCCTTTGTTTGCTTTACTTAATTTATTTTTGCTTTCTTCTGTATGGTGCTTGCCATAAAAATAATTTTTTTCACCTCTTCGTGCTTCGCTCATTTTTCTTTTAGTTTCTTCTGTATGTCTAAACCCTTTCATACTTTCAGATTTTTTTTGTCCACAAGTTCCATAATTTTGATTATAAGAATTGTTACACCACTCTAAGTTAATAACATCATTGTTTTGTTTATTTTCATCTTTATGATTTACCTGTGGCAAATTGTTTAGATTCGGTATAAATGTTTCTGCCACCAATCTATGAATTTTTCTCATTTTTGTTTTTTTGTTCTTACGTAATCCAACTTGTAAATATCCGTCTTTATCTTCGCCTGGTTGTAAAATACGTTCTTTTGTAATGTAGTATCCTTTTCCCATAGAAATATCATGTTTTTTAGGCAAACTTTTAACTCTACCAAAATTGCTTACTTGATATAATCCTTCATAGCCTTGTATATCATTCCAAATTTCTTGTAATAAATCATTCATTTTAAATCCCCCCTTTAATATTCACTCGCATCCATTTGGACCTCAGTTAAAACTTGTATTACTTATTTTCTAATTCTTCCAATAATTTTTCTAATATCTTTCTTTGTCCTTTTCCGGTTACGCGAGTTGTATGGAATGTAAATACTCCTTTAGAACTTTCTCTAGTCCCTTCTCTTACTTCTAAGTATCCATGTATTATCGCTTCTTGCTTAGCTTCTGTACTATTCTTAAATATCCAGCCCCAATCTCTAAGCTTTTGGTACAATTTCTTTTCTCCTATAACTATGCCGTGGTGATTACTTAGTATCTTAGCTACTTCTCTAACCAATAAGGAATTTTTACTAGCAGATATTTGGTTCAGCATCTTACTATTTTTCTCTAGCTTGTCCTCAAGTTGTTTAGATTTTTCTTGTTCCTCTTTTAACTTAGTTGCTAACTGTATAAGAAAATCTGGACTAGTTAATGCTTTTTCTATTGCATTCTCTGTCATATAAGCTCCATGTTTTCTTATAGAAGGTAAAACTTCATTTGTTACCCAACGTTTGAATTTTTTAGCATTTGGTAATTTACTATTGAGAATTAAACTATATAATCCACTTTCATTAATTACTATTATTTTTTGTTTACCGCCAGGAGTGTCCATTTCGTTCACCCCTTTATCTTCTTCATCTACATGAGTTCTTACTGCTTTTGGTGGGTTGCTATAACCTAAAACAGTTGCTATATCTCTACCTACAAACCAAGGCTCGTTTTCAATTTCTAATACTCTTATTTCTCCAAATTCATTATTACTAAATGTTTTATAACTGTTATATAAATCACTCATAAATTACTCCCCCCTTAGAATAAATTCTTGTATTTATATTGCCATTTTTCAAAGCTAGTCCAACTGTCATCAAATCCAAAATGCTTAACTAAGATGCAATATACTTGTAAAGCTTCTGGAATGATTATCATTTGTTTATCACCTCCTGTTTATTTTCTTTTGTTTCTTTTTAGCTTCATTCTTGCAATCTTAGAATTTACCGCCGGTGTATTTTTCCCCAATTTTTGAGCTATAAGTTCTATTGTCTCATTTTCTTCACAATATAATTGTCTTAATAATTCTTCTTGGTCAGCCGTCCAGCCTAAATTTGTAGCTTTTTTAAGGCCTAATTTTCTAACTTGATAATCTACTGCTCCTTTTGTCTCTCCTAATAGCTGACATATTTGACTGATAGTGATATTCGGGTCCGAATAGTGCTTAATTAAATTCGCAACCTTTTCACTTTCCCATTGCCTATGAGGTTTTTTTATTCCCATATGAGATGCCATTGATCTAACTGATGAAGAGCTTTTATTTAATTCTTTTGCTATTTCAGTAAAGTTTTTATCTGAATTAAACAAATATTCTTTTTCTTCTTCTGTCCAGTTTGATTGCTTGAATAAATTCATATTCTCAACTTTTTCTTTTGTCTTACGAATAAATTCTAATTCTTCTTCAGATAAGTTATTCATCTTTATTGACCCTCATTTCTCTTTCATGTTCATGAATGCATAAATTAAATGCTGCTTGTGCTATTCTATTGAAAACCTGTTCTCTAGTTAAATTACTAGTATCATTAAACCTAACTTTTATCTTTGCTACATCAGTTTCATATTCAGTAATATAGCTATCGTTAGATTGGTTCATAACAATCACCCCTAATTATGTTTATGAAGTCAATATTTTGTCCTATAGCTAATAATTAGCTATTCTATGTTTCAATATTTGTAGATAATAATAATGTATTCAATTTGTTGACTTCATTTGTGAAAAAAATTTCATATATGTTAGCATTGAATATAGTAGCTATTTTTTTAGCCTCTGATAATGTGAATTCAGATGAACCATTTTCTTTGTTAGCATATGCCCTAGTTGAAATGCCAAGCTTTATAGCTATATCCCCTTGAGTATAATGATATTTATCTCTCATTTCTTTTAGTTTGTATTGTTTACTCATCTAATCACCTCCTGTCAATTATTTGAATACCTTTATGCTTTAATAGTAGTATTATATTTTTTATATGTCAACAATATTTTTTACTTTTTTATAAAAAGTATTCATAAATAAGAATTTTATTTCATATGATTTTAAGTTATAATTTAAATGTAATACAATTTAGTTGTAAACACTTTTAAATGAATTAAATATGTATTCACATGGTATTTTCAATGTATTTATTAATGTTTGCATATTCTAAATATAATTTAGTTGCGAATATTGATATTATAAGTATGGAGTGTTATATATGGAAAATAAATTATTGGGCTATAACATAAGAAGAGAAAGAGAAAAATTAGGATTAAGTCAAACTGAATTAGGTAAATTAGTAGATGCTACAAAACAAACTGTTTCAAACTGGGAAAATGGTAATCGAACTCCTACGAATAAAACTATCGATAAATTAGCTACGATTTTTAATGTTAGTATGGATGATTTAACTGGTAGGAGTAATATTCAACATTTAGGACGAGTATATAGATACTCTGAAGAATTGACTGAATATATAGAGTTAGCTAGAGAAATCGAAAACCTAAATGATAAAGATAAGAAAATAATCAAAGAATTAATAAGAAGTTTAAATGATAAAGACAAATAAGTTAATCAACCTATTTGTCTTAATTTTTTTACTAATTCAATTATTAATTTATACGCTTCTGGGTCATTTTTCTTTAGTTGAGACAGCTCTTTTGCCAATTTTATAATTCCTTTCTCCAATCAAATCCCCCCATTTATATATCCATACTTATATTTTATAGAATATATGTTCTACATTCAACATTTAATTTATATATTTCTATTTATATTATAGGACAATAAATATAACTGGTAGTTATATTTATAGAAAAATTATGACAATTTATTAAAACATTTAAGGAGATTTATAATATGAATATAATTAGAAATACAAGACTAAAGAAAAAAGTAACTCAAAAGCAATTGGCTGAGATGATAGGAGTTTCTCAAGCCTATATTTCAAAAATAGAAAGTGATGAATTTGTTAATGTTACTTTGATTGAAATAATAAAATTAAGTAAAGCACTATCGATTAATGAACTGGAGGTTGCTAAATATTTTCTAAATAAATACAATAATTATAAATATGAATTTGGGGGAGAAATAGCATAATGAAAGTATGTATGTACTTGCGCAAAAGCCGTCAAGACGAAGAATTAGAAAAAAGAGAAAATACTGATACACTAGCAAGGCATAGAAGCACTCTATTAGAAGTTGCTAAAAAACAACATCTAGATATCATTGAAGTACATGAAGAAATAGTATCTGGAGGAAGTATAGCATCTAGACCTAAGATGTTAAAGCTATTAGAAGAAGTTAGAAATAATATGTATGATGCTGTGCTATGTATGGATTTGGATCGTTTAGGCCGTGGAGGAATGCAGGACCAAGGATTAATCTTGGATACTTTTAAAGAAACTAACACTTTAATTGTTACTCCAGATAAAACTTATGATCTAAATAATGAACTTGATGAAGAGATGACTGAATTTAAGTCATTCTTTGCTAGACGTGAACTTAAAATGATTACTAAACGTATGCAAAGAGGTCGAATAAAATCTATTGAAGAGGGAAAATTTATTGCCTCTAATGCTCCTTTTGGATACAAGTTTGAGTATGACAGAGAAGGGAAAAGGTTACTTATAATCGATGAAGATAAAGCAGCAATAGTGAAAGAAATATTTGCCTTATATATATCAAATTATGGTTCTTATAAAATAAAAGTATATTTAGATACAATAGGCGTTAAAACTAATTCTGGTAAACCATTTTCAGAACAAGCTATAAGAAGAATTTTAAAGAATAGCATTTATTGTGGGTATGTTAGCTGGAATAAAGTAAAGAGAAAAGGTACTAAATCTATTGTCAATTCAAAAGATAAAATAATTTATGCAAAAGGTAGACATCAAGCTATTATAAGTGAGGATATGTTTAATTTGGCACAAAATATTTTAGAAGGTAATCAAGTTCCCTCTGTATCACAAAATAAAAAAATGATCAATCCTCTTGCTGGATTAATCAAGTGTGCTTGTTGTAATCATACTATGATTGTATCTAAATCAACCTATAAAAATAACGATATAGTATTATTCTTAAAGTGTGCCCATTGTAATAAAAATTCATCGTCAAAGTTAGAAAGCGTTGAAAATACTATTTTGGGATATATGCAACAGTTTTTAAATGAATATCAAAATGAAATATTAAAAAAAGATATATCTGATAATAATAATGATAGAATAAGTAATCTTAAGCATACTTTATCTCTTTTAGAAAAGGAAACTATAGAACTTCAAAAACAAAAAAATAAATTACACGATTTTCTTGAAAGAGGTGTCTATGATATTGATACTTATTTAGAAAGAACTAATGTATTAAGAGTTAAAACAGAAAAAAATGAAACTGCAATTAATAATCTAAAAGAATTAATAGAAAAAGAAATGAAAATAGATTTAAATTATTCCGAACTAATTCCAAGGGTTGAGAAAATAATTAATAGTTATAAAAATACACAAAATATATTAGATAAAAATATATTACTTAAATCAGTAATAGAAGAGGTTATATACTATAAAGAAAAAGGAATTAGAAATGGTAAATTTGAACTTGATATAAAATTAAGATTACCAATATAGTTTTTTACTGTTATGGTCATACTGACAAACAATAATCCGTATGACCATAACAGTTAGGAAATATATAGTATAAATAGAATAAAATAGATTAAATGTTAAAAATATGTTAAAAGACTAAAGGACATGCAATTTTTAACCAGTGATTTGCATACACTATATCAAGTGTATTTGATAAGTGAAACGTTCTAAACTTGTTTAGATATTTAATACACGGTTTATGATATGGTCAGTGTCCATAGGGGAGTGCGTGCTTATGCATGTGCTCCTTTTTTAATACAAATTTACATAAAAATAAGCTACCTAACTAGGTAGCTTACATATAAACGAGCTATATCCTTGTTCTTCATTCTTTATTAGGCATAAAGCATTATATCTATCTAATTCAGCTAAATCTATTTCGCTATATCCATCTTTCTCGAAGTAAGTAGATAATTCTTTAAATGCTTTTACATCACATCCTTGCAATAATAAATAACTAGACCCAGATGCCAATACACTATTTTTACATTTAGGAGTTAATTGGTCTAAATAATGCAAAGCTAAAGTGGGAGTTAATTGAAATTTTCTACATTCTACCAATATGTTTTGCATAAGCAGTTGGCAATGATAACATTGATGTAATTCATCAAAGAATAATTCTGTGTGTGTACTACAATCTATCTGTTTACTAATCCAAACTTTATTTAAAAAGTATGTGGCAATTACATTTCTAATCATTCTGCTTTTAAAATACTGTTCAGGTATTTTTATCAGAATTACTTTATTCTGCTTCATAACTTCTACAAAATTAATATTATTATCAGCTTCTTTATTAAATGCTAGTTTTGTATATAAATTAGTTTTTAACCAGCTAACACGGTCCAGTATTCCATCTATCTTACTATCATAATTCTCTACTCTACCTTTGCTATCTATTTTGTCTAGATCCTTTAAATCTTCTATTTCTTCTATTAAAATATCTGGTACATTCTTTATTAACTCTAATCTTTTATCTGGATATTTCAATACATTAATAATGTCTTTAAAACTAGCATTTACATTCTTATAATAAACTACTGTAGCTGCTGCATAAAAATATCTAAGCATTCTTGGTGTAAGTTTACTATTGTCATCATTTATACTGTCTAATAATAATTGCATTTGTTCAGCTTTCTGCATAGCTATATTAACCTTATAGTATATGTCATCATCTTCATTAAATATTAACTCATTGAAGTTAAATGATTGAACTTGCTTAGGATCATTGAAATTAATTTCTACTAATTTATCCTTTGAAGTTATTTTCTTTATATTATCTGATAGCTGACATTTATCTATATAATCTATTACTACTAATCCTCTACCAGCTTTTATAATATCACTTGCCATATTTTGCATATAATAAGATTTACCACTACCCATACTTCCAAGTAATACTCTTCCTAGTCTTTTCATTTGCTCATCCATGGAGTAATATACCTCTTGTTTATTTTCTTTATTCTTTACAGTTCCAATCCTTATTTCTCCATCTTCTAAACACTTAGGGGCTTTCAACTCTAGGCACTTATTATGTTCAATCATCTTAAATTGATCTATAACCTCTAGACTAGGCATACTTATAAAATTACTGCTTTCTTCAATTGTAGTTTTATTAATATTCACATGATTTATGATTGTCTTTTTTATATCAATGTTTTTAGTAATTTCATTAATGATTAACTCATTATCATCTGAAATTATCTTGAAAGTATTAGAAAAGGCGTTAGAAAGTTCAATTTCTCTTGATTTCTCACTAGATTTGGTTAAAATTATACTCTGATTTTTACAAATTGCCTTCTTACCCTTTCTTTTAGTGCTATGAGAGATTTCACATTGTAAAGGATTAAGTATAAGCTGATTATTTTGTGGTACGTTTAAAATACAATTTAAGAGGTCGTTTATGAGTGAGATAAAATTTTTTAATGCTATTACAGATAAATCTTTAATATTTTTTGACTTTTTTAGATTTTCTCCATTTTTGTATCTTTGAATTGCTCTTGGATAGGTATTAGATCTAAAATAGTTGGATTCTTTTTCGCTAGTCGGTATAAAATTATATAATATTCCCACCATTTCATTTTCTTCCAATATAGATGTAATCGTCATGTTGCTATTGAGTAAGTCATTATTTCTTTTATCAACCGCAAGAGATAATGACTCATCATATTTATAATGCAAATCAAATTTACTGCAGCTATTAATATCCATTGGAATATTATCCACTTCTTCAATCTCTATATTTTTCCAAACCTCTTGAAATTTTATTTTAAATTGATTTAGATATGATTTAGGAATTATAAAATAAAATTGGACCTTTCCTTTTGTAATATGAATATAAAAGGATACTTTGGGCTTTTGAACGATAATTAACTTTTTACTAGCTTGATTTATATATTTATTAGACTGCTTAAACATTTTATTAATTAGAGATGCTATTTGTTCAGTATTATTATTTTTGTTGCTCTTTGTAGGAACTAATCTGATAATTGAATATTCGCATTTTCTATATTCGTAATAATCACTTAATTTCATACTTTTAGGTTTACTAGGAATTATATTAAGCATGGCATAACACCTTACTTAATATGTTGATTATGATATATATAGCAGGACACATTAATCCTACTCTCTTTCCTTTTTCCCAACCAAATATATATAAAACTAAAGCTATCAATCCGGCTACTACTAGCCAATCATAGCAAACGATACTTAAAGTTTCTAAGCACTCAACTGTAAATTTGCCTAAAAAAGCATTTAATTTATCCATATAAATACCTCCTTAAAATTTAACCATACTAAATAATCTTGGATAAATGTTTAATACAATATAAAAAACAAAATATTGTATTCCTTCTCCAAATGCCTGTTTTAAATTAGCTCCTGCTAACATTTCATTTGTCATACATAGTATACCTTTGCCTAGGCATCCATATTTAGCGAATACAAGGACCATGTGAATTATTTCATAGGCTACATCTCCTAATCCCATATCATTATTTTGAGCGAATATAGGTTTTGGAATAGAAATAGCCAATAAAAATACTAATCTAGCATACTCTTTTTTATTCTTCTTTAAATTTCCTATAAATTTATCTATGGCATTTAGATCATATTTATCTTTGTGTAAAAATTCACTTATAGTATAAGTTTCCATACATAAACCTCCTTAAATTGTAAATAATAAGATTACACAAAATCGCAAGTAGGTGAATTATAATGAGTGAAGCTATATTTTGGTTTGGGTGTGCTATTGCTCTAGATATAATAGAAAAAATTCTATTTTAACATAATAAAAAAGCCTGAGATATCCGTTCTCGGCTTTTCTTTTGTTTACTCTTCTTTATTTATTTCTTTTAGCATTTCTTTTCTAAGAACTTGTTTTATATAGTTGCTTTTGCCATACACTTCAAATTTACGTTGGAGCCAATCTAAAAGCATGGTATCATCAAGTGTGTTCTTTTTAAATGAAATATTGATTATAGTTGGTTTTTCTTTTGCCATAATCTCACCTCACTAATTTTTATTCAATTATTACCTAAAAAATGTATAATTTATATATTATTTATTTTTTCTTGAAATCCTCTATTTATTTTCTTTGTATAAATATATGTAATTTTTATATAAGTGTTACATAAAATTAATAAAAAATTATTTAAAATTTATATAAATTTATGCAATTTTTATATAACTCTTGCATATATATTACTATAAAAGAAAAAGGGGGATATGAAAATGAATAAGAATTATATTGTTAGTTGGTTTGATAGAGAAGGAAATGAATGGTTAAGTGACTGGTGTAAATTTGCAGAGGCTAAAAAGTTATTCGATGAAATAAGTGGTGGGGATGAAAACAAAGTAGATCCTTCTCAAGTAAGATGTGAGTTATATTCAGATGCCTCTGGAAAGGTTTTAATGGGATACGATAATATAAAAAATGAATATTATAACTGCTAATAAAAGAAAGGCTAGGGATTTACTTCTCTAGTCTTTTTATGTCGAACGATTATTGGAATAATTTTTTAAATATAGTTGATGTTAATAAGCTATCATGTTAACATATAATTAGATAGAGAGAAAGGAGTAATTAAATGAAAAGGAATGACCAAAAGCAAATAATGGTTAGAGTAGATGAAGACACTAGAACTAAATTAAGAATTAAAGTTTTGCAAGAAAATACATCTATTCAGGAAGTTTTAGAAAAGGCTATACATGAATATCTAAATAGTGATAAAGACAAATAAAAAAGATATCCCCCTACCGTCCAAAGTAACAGGATATCTTTACACATAGAGAACTTATAAAAACTTCTCTATCATATTATAAATTCTCTAAAGATAAAAATCAAGAGGAGGATTAGAGTATGAAAGATTTAATACCAGTAAAACAAAATAAACAAGGTGAATTATTAGTATCAGCAAGAAATTTACATGAAGGGTTAGAAATAGATACAAAATTCATAGATTGGTTTAAAAGAATGTTAAAGTATGGATTTGAAGAAAATGAAGATTACTTCAAATATGAATATCAAGTACAATCTCAAAAAAGAGAACGTACTTATATAGAAACTGATTATATCTTGAAAATAGATTGTGCAAAAGAAATAGCAATGATACAAAGAAATGAAAGAGGAAAACAAGTCAGAAAATACTTCATTGAATGTGAACGTAAGTTAAAAGAAAATAAACCACAATTAACAAAACACGACCAAGCAATATTAAATATAATCAATTCAAGAACAGACCTAGAAAAAGCACTAGCAATCAAAGATTTTGAAAAAGTAGTAACTGAACCACTACAAGATGAAATAAAAGTATTAAAACCTAAAGCACATTATACAGATATAATTTTACAAAATAAAGGATTAATCAAAGTAACATCAATAGCAAAAGATTATGGAATGTCTGCTCAAGAGTTTAATAAATTACTTTGTGATTTTAAAATACAATATAGATTAGGTAATCAATGGTTTTTATATAAAAAATATCAAAATAAGGGATATACTCATTCTGAAACAGTAAATTACAAACATAAAGATGGCAGAGATGATGTGAGTATTATTACTAAATGGACTCAAAAAGGAAGATTATTCTTGTATGAGTTTTTAAAAGAAAAAGATATTTTACCTATAATAGAAAAATATTTATAAAATTAAAGTAGGCTACTCTTTTGAGTAGTCTATGGGGAGGAAATAGTATGACCAGGGGAATATACAGAATATATTGTAAGAGTGAAGATAAAAGCTATATAGGAAAATCAATCAATATTGAAGAACGTTGGAAAAACCATTTAAATGGATTAAAGAAAGGTAAACATCATAATAAGAAACTTCAAAAGGTTTTTAATAAATATGGAAAAGATGATTTTGAGTTCTCTATATTAAAAGAAGTTAATGATTATTATGAAATAACTTTTTATGAAAGCTACTATGCTGAAAAGTTCAATGCTTTCAATAATGGATATAATATAGCTAAACTATTTAAATCTCAAGATATAAAATATATATCAGATAATTTAGAGGATTTATCTAAAGAATGGTTATCTATTTTAAAAGAAAATTCTAAAAGAATAGGCAAAGAAAGATGGAATGTAAATATAAAAGTCCAAGATTTAAGTAAAAAATTGAATTTATCAAAAGATAAAACAATAATATTTATAAATTTTTTTAAAGACAAAGAATATAAGTGCAGAATTCTTCTAGGTGATATTATAAATATAAACTATTTCAGTAAAGGATATCTAGATAAGACTTATTCAGAATTTCATATTTAATGTAGATAAAGAGGAAATTGTCAAATAAAATAGAATTCTAAAATATAAATTATTAAAAGGAGTGTTATTTATGAGAACTCATTCAAATGAATATATACATAATAGAAAAATACTATTAGAAAAACATAATAAATGTGATAAATGTGGAAGAACTATCGGTTTAGAAGTTCATCATATTATACCAGTAATAAAAGGAGGAACAGATAGCATAGAAAACTTAGAAGTGTTATGTGATATTTGTCATGAAGAAATACATTACAAAAGTAGAAGTGAATTAACAAAGATAGGAATAAAAAAAGCAAAAGAAAAAATAACTGAGCCATTAATATCTAGACTAGACTTCTATTTAAGACTAAATGAATTATTAGAAGACTTATCAGAAGTAGGAGAAGATATTTCAGTTGCGGATGTATTAGATATAATAGATGATTGTCCAATAAGAGGACATAAGGAAATAAAATAGAATTCTAAAATATAAATTATTAAGGGAGATGTTAGTATGAAAGGTCTATTAAACAAATTTAAAGAAATGAGTACTAAAGGTAAAATAGCAACTATTATAGGTATATTATTTATAATAGGTATATTTGGAAATTCAGGAGAAGAAAAAAACACTACTGAAACATCATCTACTAAACAAGAGGAAACAGTTGAAGAAAAATATACTACTCAATATTTAACTGACCAAGGGAAGCAGGCTATAAAAAATTCTAAAGAGTATGATTATAAAGTAATAACTGAATGGACACCTTTAATGAGTGATTATATAGACAATAAAGTAAAAGTATCAGGAACAGTTGAACAATTATATTTAGATAATACAATGACAAAATTCCTTTTGAATATAAAAGATAATAATACACCTTTTCCAGTAGAAATAAAAATACCTAGTTCTAATATAGATGTAGAATTTAAAGAAGGAGATACAATAACTGTAAATGGTCGATTTGAAGGTTCAATGACAGATGAATACAATGGTAAAAAGTTTAGTTATTGGACAATAAGCGCTTATTATTTAGAAATAGATAAATAAAAATAAAGCTGGTAAGGAAATTAATCCCTACCAGCCTTTTTATTATACTTTCTTTACATATTTATCAGATGCAGTTATGTAAAGTCCTGATTCTAAGCGATGCATAGAAGTACTTCCATTTTTAGCATCTACTGTATCTATTACTTGTAGATGTTGCCCCTTCTTAACTGTTGCAACTGGATCTGCATACCAATCTGCCACTTTTCTTATATTAAGTTTATCAAGTGTTATTATTTCAAATTTTGTTGCCTTAGTTTGTTCTTTCTTAGATTTTGTTGCTATTTTACTATTACCCTTACCATTAGTGCAGTTTCTTATATCTTTTTCTTTTAACTTGCCATGTAAATAGTTATAACAATCTAATTTGAATTGTTTCCATTTATCAGAATGATTTACAAAGTATCTAGGACATATTTTTCTAGTTACATCATAATGTCTTATAAAATCCTCTCTTGGATCTAATCCATAATATTGCGCAAGCCATGCTCCTAATTTAACCATACTTACATACTCTTCATCTGTATAATGGTCATCGTTCCCAGTTGTTGCACATTCAATTCCTATACTATAATAATTTGCTGCATTAGTGGTCCATGCTATTCTTTTCATAGGTATATATGTATATATAGTTCCATCTAAGTCCATTACAAAATGTGAACTTGCATATCTATTACCTTGTTCCCCTCTATTGATACTGTTAAACCAATTATTAATCGTATTAATTCCTTTTACATCATGTGCGCCTGTATAATGCCATGCTATTTTAGTCGTTCTACGTCTAGTACCTCCTGCTATATATTTGCTAAGATATGATGGTGTTTTGCACACCATTTTTGGTTTTGATACTGTCATAAAAATACCACTCCTTTTTATATTTAAATTAGATAATTATTTATTAGTTATCTAATTCTTTATATCTATATTCACCAAAATATTTAATTTCAGCTTGTTCCCTTGCTTTAATTGCTTCTTCTTTTGTGTCAAATAATCCTAAGTGAATAAATTTTTGATTATATTGAATATAAGCTCTCCATTTATTAGTTTGCTTGTGTAATGAAACTCCGGTTATTCCACTAGTGTTATTATTTCTAAGAGGTCTATTCATTTCATTTTGTTGTTTTGTGCATATTCTTAAATTCATTTTTCTGTTATCTAGAGGGTTTAAATTTACATGGTCAACCACCATGTCATTAGGACAGTTCATAATAAATCTATGTAATTGTATTTTCTTTTCTTTTCCTCCTCTGACATAGCCGTAAGCATCTAAACACCATTTATATTTTTTAACTTTATGCATATCATCCAAATCTATTAAAGTTTTAGCTTTTTCATTGCTGTTTATATCATAAAGAATTATTTCGGCATAGTTATCATACAAAATAATCTCATTAGGGTCTTTCAAAGTTCTTCTCACTTTACCATATCTCTTAAATTGTCTGTAATGTTTATTGCAATATCCTTTTCCATGAGTCTTATCATTACATCCATCAACTTTACAAATTTTCACAATATCACCCCTTTATTACTATAATTTCCATAATATAGAGGAATGATATTATTTATCACCTTCTTTGTTTTCAATTAAATTTTTAAAAGCTTGATGAAGTCCTACAGAACTTAAACCACTCAACATCCCTCCTAGTAATACATTTACATTAAAATAGCCTGCTATAAAGTAGTTTAAAACCA